TTAAGTACATACTTTAAGTATTGTCTAAGTTCTTACTTATGAGGTGTAGGAGTTTTAGCTTATACTTTAAGTAAGAGTACATACGTACAGTTATACTACTTTTAGCCGCGATGTCAATACCTAAAGTATAACTTAGAGTACTTTATTTGTACTTACTTAGGAGGAGTAGGTGTTTAGCTAATCCTTAACGTGACACTCCGTGTATTATACACTATCCATCAACACCTGTCAACCCCTAATCGTACCCAGAACACCCACATAGGCTAAATAATACCGTGTGTAAACCATTGTGGTTAACAGGCAAACCTAAAATACCCCTCTCTGTCATTGTGCATATATAACGTACTGGGACACCCCCCATGGCCCCTGTACCCCCTCTGTTGTATATTGGTCACACTCTCTCAACAAAATGTATGTCAAGGGGTTGACACTACTATGATTGCCATTTGTTGCATATTTGTCACATCATTCTGCTCATAATCATTATGAGTATCATTCATAAACAATTCTAGGGGCTTGGTTCTCGTCGGTATGGTTTCCTATACAACCTGAACCAATCAGAACCATCCAATGCAACGGTATACAATGAGCATAAAGAACATAAAGAGAACAAACAGAACTCACCCAGTAGAACAAACCAAGAACACGACGGAGACCCCTCAAATAGCCCCTCTCAGGCTCATCTTTGCTTTTCCCTACCCTTACCCTACCAAATCGCAGGTTCCTCATCTGTTCTCTATCTGTTCTCACTCTGTTCCATTCCATCTCTATGTTCTCTATCTGTTCACTTCTGTACGTTGTATGTTTGCCACACCTCAGAACTTTCTACTACTATGCTGAATTAGGGTATTGACTAGTACACTTAGTTTGAGCCACGCGCGCCCGTCTTCTATTCTTTTAGAAGATAGGGTTTTCTGGCTATCCAGAGCTAAAACAAGAAAGTTATTCAATGATTTCAATGACTTATAAGAAAGTTTGAAGAAATATGATAAAAAGTTAAGAATAATTAGTTCAATGTTTTCAATGGCTTAGACGATAAAACCCTATTTTATTCAATGTTTTCAAGGGGTTGACATATGGTCTGGAATAATATCTAACTAACTTATCGAAACGGCAAACAAGACGCCGCAGAGATACAGCCCACCTAGGGGCCAAGCATAAAAACCTAGGCGTTACGTCTCGAAAATAGAACCTCATGGTGGTTTGAAGGTAGGGCGGTGCGTTAACAAGCTGTATAGCATACAGCGCGGTTCAATAATCCCAGGCATTTGGTTGCCACATTGGGGTGAAGGGGCGGATAGGGAAAAGGTGTAGTCTTTCCAACGTGTCAACTACGGTTCGTCACGATACTACATCCCAACCCTGTCACTTTATATATAAGCTACTCAAGGTGAGTGGTTTTTATTAGAAGTGAAATGAAAGAGGAAAACAAGCCATGACAAATGATATCAAAACAGTCGAGAACAAGTTCGTAAACGCTATGGGTTCAGGTGTTGCTGCAAGCGGATACCTTCGTGAATTGGTGATCAACGTGATCAAGTCTGAAGATGGTCGCCCCTTGGCAAGTGCTATCGCTCGCCTCAACTCCAAAGGTGATAAGCAAGGTGCTAGTGCAGTCCGCTCTATCATTGGTGCTATCTTTGTAGGGGCTAAGGTGAAGGTGGCGAAGGATAAGAAAACCATCGTGCTTTCCCTCAAGGATGCTAGCTTTGATGATGCCGCTATGGATCGCTTATCAGCGGGTGTGGATCGCAAGTTGTCCCTCCGTTCTACCCTAGTGAAAGAGGTAAAAGGTGAAGTAGAAAAGAAGGAGTTGGTGCTATCGGATTACGCTGCTAAGTTGGTGAAGCGTCTAGGTGGTGAAGGTGTTACCAAGGCGGCATTGATCGCTGCTATCCAAGCCGCATAAGATTCCAGAGTGTAGGCCACAGGAACCTCCCGCCTGTGGTCTATCCATGTGGAATTCCACAAGTGATAACGTGAAAGGATGGACTAATGTATGACCTTGTTTTAACGTATGTGGGTGAAGCCGCCATTATCGAGACCGGCATGACCTTGGACTTCTGCAAGGCGGTGGTGGACTACCTCTACTCTACCGGTATCCCAAAGGATGAGGTTTGGCTAACGTGCGAAGTAGTTGTGTAATAACCCGAAAGGTGGGAACTATGATACAAATTATTAAAAACGGGGCCGCAATCGGTCACATGAGTGAAGCAAACGCTAAGGTGTACCTTGGCCAAACAACTATGACAGTCGTGTCTCAGACTGTCTCCACCATCTGCGTGAAAGGATAAGTCATGTCTGAGTATAAGGCAGGTTGTGCCGTGATCTGGGCACTAGAAAACTGTGCAGCGTGTCATGATGATCCATGCGATGACTGCACTCATTGGTTATAAAACTACTATGACGTGAAAGGATAAGACGTGATTACCTATCATCTTGAAAAGGTGGTGTTCGCCATCGATAACAACTCTGACACACATGTTGTCGCCAAGTTCATGCGGCACATCGACACCTATCGTGCTATGGACAAGTTAAACGGCCCGATTGTACACTGCATCGGCTCGTGGAAAGATGATGAGGGTGTAGTACACCTTGAGCCGTCCTACATGATGAATGCTGTGGACTACTATGAGGTGGTGAAGGCCTTTGGTTTCACTGATAAGCAGGATTGTATCTTGAAGGTGGCAGGTGACACACGCCAGCCGTGTACCCTTGAGTTCAAGGATGGGTCGCAGCAAGCCCTAGGCCCTATGACTGAGACCGACCAACCGCTGCACCATGATAACTGGACCTACGTGATCAGTTCCAATAAATACTTTGTTTGCTAAGGAGAAAGCCATGAAAGTTGATCTAAAACCCGTGACACTGTTTGCCACGCCTAACAATATGGGTGAGATGGAGGATACGCTAGCCAAATATGGTGATGCAGTGGCCACCACCGCTGCGATGATGATGTACAACCTGCTTGTGACGAAGTATGACCTATACGAAAAGGAGAGTGATGATGAGTGAAGGTATGCTGTACACCCTCTTTGTAGGGGACCTAGGTGAGATGTTCACCACCCCATCCCGCAGTGAAGCCGTGAAGGCTCGTGGACGATGGGAAAACGCTGGGCACACGGTGTCTATCTTCGAAGTAATGACAAACCGTCTTGGAAAGGGTTGAACATGGGTATCGTGTCAGGTTGGTATGAAGGTGAAGAGGGTGCTGTTGACATCCTTATCGATGACGATGTGACGACACTTGAAGATGTAGCACAGGCCCTACTGCTGAAGTATGGTGTTGACTGTGTTGGTGTTGACATGGAGCTAGAAGGTACTTTGGATGATGGTAAGGAGATCAGTGACCAAATGGGACTACTGTTTGAGGAGCTAGACTTCCTAACATAATTGAAAGGATAGAAAGATGGGTGAGCACAACATGGAAAAGGATTGTGACATGGAAAATCGTGTATTCTTACGGAGGGGTCTCGGCCTCTACTCAGAGATCATAAGGTGTGACGTACATAACGGCTTTATCTACTGGACGACTACAGACAAAAGCGGCGGGATTCAGTGCGTCGCAGACTTCGGTAATCGAGATGTTCTACTGTTTGCTGAGATCGATGGAGATGTGGGGCTGCTTTGCAGTGAGGATATCGATAAGGCTCTTTTGAACTCTAAGTTCGGATCAATCGAAGATATCGCTGAAGGTGTGTTTAATAGTAGAATACTTAGTTCGTCGTCTTTCTACGGATCCCCTCTCTCAAGCTTCATTCAAGGGTTTTTCTCAGGAACTTATAGTTATGGTGAGAGGGCGGCGGTTGACCTACTAATGGATCTACATACCCCTGAGCAAGCCGAAGGTGGTGGTATCTCCCTCTTCAGATGCCTTAAAGACAGGAAGAGAGATCGCCGTACTACTATGAAGGTGGGACGTGCATTCCGACACATGTTCAATCACCTTAGTGATGCTCAAATTGCTAGTGTCACAGAGACTTACATCGAGTGGACATCGCCTCGTTCCTTCACTCTGAACACTGGATACAAGGCGCATCACTTTGCGGAGGCGTATGGTGGTGACCGTGCCTCTTACCGCAACCCTCAGATTACCCATTCTCGTAAGAGCCTAGCTACATCTTGTATGCAAGGTGTGGAAAGGTCGTATATGGGTAACGATTACAGTGCTAGTGAGGCTTACGCTAGTGGTGACTTCTTTATAGTCTGGTTGACTGACAAGAGCGGCCTCATAGCTGGGCGGGTTGTCGTAGGTTACAGAGCCAGTGATCGATCCCTTATCAGCGGTCCTATCTATGGTGTTTGTGAGCAGTCTTTAGGCATGTTGAGCGAGTACCTTGAGGGCATTCACGCTGAAGAAGGTGAGTGGGACGGTCTTTCACTTCAAAGAGTAGGTGACCCGTGCGACCCTATTGTACCTTACCTAGACGGTGGGTACTCTGGTGACAAGGTGGGTGACAAGATCTTACTCTTGCCAGAGGGTTCAGGTGAGTACGAGTTCACTGATACTGAGGGCTACTTAGTAGAGGTAGGTGAAATCTGCTCTTGCTGTGGCTACTCGGTCGGCTTCGACGCCTGCTTCGACGACGATATGACTCCATTCTGCGAGACTTGCTTCGCAGAGTATTACACATACACCGATGATGGTGATCTGATCCCAGTTGATGAGGCTGTTACAGTGTACTACTACAATGCGCTGTCTAACAGAAGCTGGGAGGTCACTGTACATATCGAGGACTCTGTCTATATCGAGGAATTAGATGAGCACTGGTGCGCCCGCTGTGTCGAATACGTTGAAGAGAAGGGTGACTACTACCCTAAACACCTACTTAACTCAGAGGAGGGCTTAGCAGCTTGACTGATGTGAACACCCTTATGGGGTGCGACAACGTGTCACATATACTTTGACTTGCTAGTATGGTATAACTGTCAAGAGAGAGAGATAAGGGTACTTAGAGTATACTTAAAGTATTCTCCTTCTCCTCCTCAGAGGAGGTATTACTTGACATTAAGTAATACTTATAGTATACTTATAGGATAGCTTCAAGTATGATCTGCGCACCTAGTTTACTAGGAAGTATCGAGGTCTTATTTGTCGCCTATACTAGGGGTTATACAAGTCGCGCACCTTCGGGCAGTATCGGACTTGTGTAGCCCCTTTTCAGTTTAAAGGACACCCCATGAAAACGTGCAATAAGTGTAGAACAACACACCCGCTCTCTATGTTCCATAAGGACAAGAGTAAGGCCGATGGTCTGCGATCTACCTGCAAGGTCTGTAAGAAGCAGTGTGACGATGCGTGGAGGTCTGCCAATCGTGACCGTCTCTTGAGTAAGATGAAGGAGTACCGCCGAAATAACGCTGATACTCACAGGGCTCAGTCTAAACAGTGGTATGCTGACAACACTGACAGGGCTAAGGCTTACCACAAGGCTAGGTACTATGACAAACCATACGCAGTCCTGAAGGAGGCTGACCCTGACTTTGTGGCTAAGGCGGTCGCTAGAAATGCGGTGTACCGAGCTAGTAGGTTACAGGCTACACCGAGTTGGTTAACCAAATCACAGGTAGATCAGATGAAGGGGATCTACATAACCTGTAAGAACATAACACTTGAAACTGGTATTGAACATCACGTCGATCACATCGTGCCACTCAGAGGTGAGAACGTCTGCGGGTTACACGTCCCTTGGAACCTAAGAGTTCTCGAAGCAAAAGAGAACATGTCAAAAGGAAACAAACATGACTAAACGTAGCAAGGTTACTAAACACTTATTGGTGAATTTGCTTCAATGGATGAGGCCAGCTTACAGCCATACAGAGAGTATGTTCTGTAAGAAGTACTTAGAGCCTGTATTTGGTGAACCTGATGAGCATGGGAACTACGTGAAGGTGATTGGCAATCGACCTAACATCGCCTTCACGGCCCATACTGATACAGTTCACAGTATGCAGGGTTTTCAAACACTTCAAGTAGAAGGAGACATTGTAACAACAACTACAGGTAGCTGCCTAGGTGCTGATTGCACTACAGGGTTGTGGCTTATGCTTGGCATGATCGAAGCTGGTGTCGATGGGGTCTATGTAGCCCATGCAGCTGAGGAAATCGGAGGTATCGGCAGCACCGCCTTGGTCGCAGATAGACCTGCGTGGCTTAACGAGATCGATGCAGTCATATCGTTCGATAGGTTCGGTACCGGAAGCATCATAACACACCAAGGTGGCCGCAGGACAGCAAGTGACGAGTTCGCATCAAGCCTGGCGGTTGCCCTTGACCTACCTCTCAAGGCTGACACAACGGGAACCTACACTGACAGTGTTGAGTACGCTGGGATTATACCTGAATGCACTAATATCAGTGTGGGCTACTATGACCAGCACACCAAAAGAGAATCTCAAGACCTACACTACGCTCAGATACTGCTTGAGAGGCTCATAGAGGCTCGCTGGGAGGCCTTAGCGATAGTTCGGGACCCTACCCACCTTGAGACACTTAACTATTCTCAGTGGGGCTCCTACTCTAACCCCTCGGAGGATGAGGAGGAAGAGGCAGCACTGGCTTCTATCGAACGGTTGGTCGCTGACCGACCTACGGCAATAGCTCAAATGCTACACGACTACGGCTTGTCTCTCGAAGATCTAATCGAAGAAATAGGCGAGGGCTACAGCGATATCGACTACTATCGAGGTGGCATAAACTATCAATACTACACATAATGGAGAAATGACAATGACAGACGGATTCAAGTACATCGTTGAGATCATGCAAGGCAAGGCACTAGTGGAGTCTGCTGCAAAGGATACTCTAAGTAACGCTGTAAGCTACGCCGATGCTTCATCCCTAGAGGGTGACCTAGTGGTTATCTCAGAGGGGTATGAAGGTGTTGATGGAGGGTATGACAAACATGATCATGTATCTTCTTGGTATGTAGACTAAAGAATTAGCTTGACAGGTGCGACAAACATCGTTACAATACGACTTGTCGTCCTTTAAGAAAATAGAATAGTAATGAAAAGTGATGAAGAGTAATACTTAAGGTTATACTTAGAGTATACTTAGAGTACTACTAAAGGTAAGGAGTAACTACTATGACTGATGAGGAAGAGGAGGATTGGGAAGTAGAGGAGATGATCAAGTATCTACTTAAAGAGATTCATCAACTCCAGTCTTTCATACGATCAGAGGGCCTTACACAGGGTGACTACGAGTTATACTTACTTAAACGTCCAACACAAACTTTACATTAAGGAGAAAACAATGCACTTAGATGCAGCGACTATCGCCATAATCGCCCTTTCGGTCGTCACAGCCTACCAGCAGTGGGTGCTGACTGGTGTGTCGCATACTCTAGAAGAGGTTGTAGAGTCACACAACGATCTTGTGGAGATCTTGTCAGAAGCAATAGACAAAGGAGAGTAGACATGGAATATACCAAAGTACAAACTTTCATTAAACTGATGGACGACCTTGAAGTCTATTCAAAGATGTACCAGCTGGAGATGGGTAAAGAACTTGTTAGTAGTGATCAGGTAGCCTACTACTTCGATAAGATCGATGAAGCCCGTTCGTCTCTCTTCAATCTAGCCTTTAAACAAGAGGACTAAGTCGGTGTATATACTCAGAATATGTGTCGCTATAAGTGTTCTCTTTAGTGTACTGTTAGGCGGCAGGAGTAACCAGACATTCAGTGCTAGAAACCATATGTGGCGACGACAAGGTAAGCCTAATGTAGCAGCACTTATTGACGCTCTGTTTGGTAATGGGCACTGCCTTACCAGCTGGGTGTACTGGGCTACTCACCGCCACGCAGCTACAATAGATGACCTTAAGAAAGAGGATAAAGATAATGGGACAGACAGTAGAGCTACCCTACGAGGTGGTAACTGACATCGTGGTGGCAGAGCTGAACGACCAGCTCACATATCACCTTAACGTAATAGCTGGCCGCTCAGAGTGGCCTGTTGATCACCGTGACGTAAAAGAGTCATACGCCTTGGTATCAGCCCTAATCAAGGTCCTAGATGAGTTTGAACATGGACTGTAAGATCTTGAGACTAGGAAATGGTAAAGGTTTTATCTGTGCCCATTGCGGGGCAGGGTACATGCTAGATCCAAACAACAGATGTTGGGAGACAAAGGAGCTATTAAATGTACTAGACAAAATACAAGACTAACTACCCCACTGCCAGCTCAACTACCCAACCCAATCTAAGGAAAGACTACAATATGAAAACTTTGACAACAGTATCCGCAGCACTCGTTCTTTTGGCAGCAACAGCAGCATCCGCTGACCAAGCTGGTATCAACTTGAACAAAGGTAAGCTCGCTATCGACATCACATCCCAGTCAGCAGCAGGCATCTCTATCGAAGGCAAAGGCCCAGGTAAGGTCTCTGGTCAAGCACACGCTCGAAACTCAGCTTATGGAGTCGGTGGTGTTGGCTTCGGGATGCACGGTAATGCTAACACTAGCGGCCCCGGCGTATCTGGCCATGCAATCGTAGTCGGCGGAGGCGGCTTCACTACTCGCACAAGCGGCAGTGGCTATGCTCAAACACAAGGCAACGGTAAGATTACGAAGTTCGTAGGTACTTACGGTTCTGCATCCGTCGGTTTCACTGGTACGTTCAAGCACAACATGAACGACAACGACTGGTAAACCCAGACTACTATGACTGACATCTAAACCAACTAAAGGAGAGCTACAATGCTCAAGACTATTCTTCTCACAGTTACCATGAGCGTTGCAGCTCTTCCTGCTCTCGCTTCTTCCGTTACACACTCAGGTACAACAACATCAACCTCCCACGGCACAGGACAGGCACAGAACAACCTCACCATAGAGGGCTCCAGCAGTGCCTCTGTGAGTGTAGGCAACAACACTGCACCTTGCCAACAGGTGAATGGCGTAGCTCTTCTGGGTGCAGGGTTCTCTAACTCACGTACCGTGGAGTGGTGCCTGAGTGAGCAGATGGCCCGTACCATTGTCCAAGTAACTCAGATGAAGGGTGAGCGACGTCGTGTGGCCATCTACACACTGTGCAGCACCTCCAAAGACTACCAGCGTGTTCTGGTAGGGCTTGGTTACTGCCAGCTCCGTAAGAAGTAAAGATCATAAGCGACCCTGTGGTAAGCATGGGGTCACTTCTAAACTAGAAGACCTAGAAAGGTTAGTAATATGGAAATCTTACTCGTAATTACAATGTTTGCACTCTTTGCATGGCTTATCTACAACATGGCAGAGAATCGTAACCGCAGTGGAATGGCTTGGGCTGTCTGTGGTGTGGTGCTGTCGCCCATCATTGCAATCCTACTCCTACTGCTCTTAGGAACCCCTAAAGTCAAGGAGAGCCGCAGTGCTAAAGATCTACAGTAAAGCTGACTTTAAAAGACAAATGAGCACACAGGCAAGGTCTCAGATTGAAGCAACATTAATTGATTCAATGGGCAGTGATTTGTCAGTAGTGAACGCCGCACGAGTAAGCTTCGGCAAGAAGAGCCAGTTTGAAGGCCGTGTAGGTGGGCCTAACGTACTGTCAGAACGTGACACCAAGCTGGTCAAGTACTTAGCTAAGCACAAGCACCTATCGCCTTTCGGTCATGCCTTCGCATCCTTCCATGTCAAGGCACCCATCTTTGTAGCACGACAGCTAGTCAAACATAAGTTCCTACGGTGGAATGAGATCAGTCGTCGGTATGTGGATGATGAACCAGAGTTCTACACACCTGATGTGTGGCGTGGACGTAGTGAGGATAAGAAGCAGGGGTCTGATGGTGTGGTTGAGGGTTATATGCTGCAAAGTCAGGTGTGGAATACCCCAGACGAGGAGATGGGTGCAGTCAAGGAATACTACAACTTCCTATTAGATAAAGGAGTAGCCCCTGAGCAAGCACGTATGGTACTGCCACAGTCTACTATGACTGAGTGGTACTGGTCAGGTTCACTGGATGCCTTTGCAGATATGTGCCGCCTACGTTGTGCCAGTGACACACAATACGAGTCACGGCTTGTAGCTAATCAGATCAGTGAGAAGATGGCTAAGTTGTTTCCTGTGTCGTGGGTTGCACTTATGGAAGGACAAGACGACGATTAATAAAGATCCTATAATTAGAAGTAACTAAAGAGGGCCCTTGACCGGGGCCCTTTCTCATTGTATACTACCCAGATCAAGAGAAGGACCAGATATGTATACCGTTGAAATGGAACAAGACTGCACAGTCATCACTACTCTGGATGAAGGTGGTGCTTACGATGATGTTATTGTCTGCATTGATGAGACGTCTGTCTTTATATCGCAGGTTATCCCAGACACTGATCGTAATCAGGTCTTGGAGTTAAGCTATCAGCAACTGTTAGATATAGTTTACTCAATGAACTCGTCAGAGGGTGCTTATTATCAGAGGAGATCACTACTATGAGCAATAGAGTTCACGTCCCCTGCCCTTACGAAGCTTGCTCATCCTCTGATGCATTCAGCTGGGAGGAAGACGAGCAGGTTGGTAAGTGCCACTCCTGTAACCGCTCATACCCAATGGCTGGTATGCGTGACATGAAGATATTCGACTGGGCACCAACAGATTACCCACTTAAGGAAAGGAAACCTCCCGTGACACAACGTGAAATCGCATCAGGTACCTTCGAAGGTATCCGAGGGATTGACCCTGACGTCTGCCAGTTGTTTGGCATCCAGCTACAGCTAGACGCAGCTGGTGATCCAGTACGGTACGCCTTCAAGTGGCCTACCAATGTTAAGTATAGAGGGTACGATGAGAAGAAGTTCTGGTTGAAGGAGCGTGCTTCCCTAGATGATCTCTTCGGTCCTGACTTCAACGCAGGGTCATCTAACCGCCTCTACATTACTGAAGGTGAGTTTGATAGCGCCTCTTTATACCAGATACTAGGTAAGTCCTTCCCTGTTAAATCCTTGCCCAGTGCTACGATCACTGAGCGCTTCATCAAGAAGAACTTCGAGTACATGAACTCCTTCAAGGAGATCGTCTACGCAGGTGAGCAGGACGCAGCAGGTAAGGCAGCAGCTGAGAAGCTGTACGAACTCTTCCCTGATAAGTTCTTCTTCGTAGCTATGTCTAAGCATAAAGACGCTAACGAGTTTCTGATGGAAGGGGACGGTGATGACCTTATGTGGGCAGCTAAGAAGCCTCAGCGGTTTAGTCCAGACAACTTCTACATTGGTGATCTCGATATCGAAGAGACAATCAATAGGGAGAATCCTTACAGCTACGTACCAACTGGACACAGCGGCCTAGACGATAAGATCAGAGGTCTAGTCAAAGGTGGCCTAACCTTTGTTAAGGCACCAAGAGGTGGTGGTAAGACAGAGATGGTTCGCTTCTTTGAGTGTGGTCTCCTAGCCAATGACCCTGATGTTAAGATAGGTCTTATGCATATGGAGGAGATGAGATCTACCACCTACCGTGCTATGGCTACCTACGGAATGGGTACCAATGTGCGCACAAAGGAGGACGCAGCGTCTAACGGTGTATCAGAAGATCAGGTCATTGCAGCTGCTCAGAAGATGGCTGATGATCGCACAGTGGTGTTCGAGCTTAGGTCACACGATGACCCTATGAAGCTCCTAGACTACGTACGGATGGCGGCTACAGTCTACGGTGTTGACTATGTGTTCATCGACCACGTACAGCGCCTAGCCTACCTATCTCAGGGTGGCGCGGATGGTGCTACTTCGATGCTAACAGCAGTGGGCTCCCGTATGGCTCAGTTAGCTAAGGAGTTGGACATCGGTGTCATCTTCATCTCTCAAGTTAACGATGACGGCAGGACCAAGTACGCTGGATCGTTAGAGGAAGAAGCAATCATCTGTATGATCCTTGAGCGTGACGTTGACTCTGAAGACGAGGACGTACGTAACACTACTCACTTCAAGATCGATAAGAATCGCCCATTCAGTCGCCTAGGTAGTGCCGGTTCTATTATCTATGACCCTGCTACAACAATCCTAAAGGAGGAAGCCTACAATGTCTAACTACTATGACTGCGATGACTACAAGCTGGAGGTCCTCAGTGATGACCTTCTGGATGGCTTCACACTAGAGGACGAGGAGTTAGATCAGTACGAGGACGTGGAATACGGCCTACTCGACGAACTAACCCACCAGATCCGATACGCTGAGGAGCAGATAGCAAGTGCCTTACGGGATGGCGAAGGGTCTGATGGACTTGAACGACTAAGGGACGAACTGGAGATACTGCTGATTGACTACCATCGGCTGTTAGTTGCTGAAACAGGAGGGTGATTTGACTAGACTCGCATATTGTGACATCGAAACGAATGCGATTGAGCACCCTGATAAGTGCTGGATCGTCGGAGGCAAGATGGCAGACACGGGTGAGGTTCACACCTTCCTCAATATCCACGAAGACCCTGTAGCTCGCAAGGCTGCTACCGAGTGGCATCATTCTCTGGACAAGATGGTTGGTCACAACTTCATCCAGTACGATCTACCTCTGCTCAACAAGTGGTTAGACAAACCTCTAGACCCGCGTAAGGTTATCGATACCTTGATCGTGTCTAGGACTGTTGACTACGACGTGCTTACACCTCTGGGCGGCAAGGGTCCGCACAGCTTGAAGTCCTGGGGACTACGCCTAGGTGTCCACAAAGGTGACTACGATAACTTCTCACAACTTAATGATGAGATGATCGAGTACTGGAGAGGAGACCTCGATACTACTGAGGCCTTGTTCAACCACTTCAGGTCTGTGATCTTCGACCCTGACTGGGCTACAGCTATGCGTACTGAGCATGACCTACAGATCGAACTGGTACGCACTAAGTATCATGGCTTCCACTTCAACAAGGACTTAGCTCAGAGCCTACTCGACAGTGTGCTCAAGGAGAAGGACGAACTGGAGGAGCTGTTCCATCAGGACTTCCCACCTAAACTCTTACCTGTCAACACTATCAAGTACCGTGAGAAGCAAGATGGTACACCTTACTCTAGCGTTGTGAAGGCCAAAGAGAAGTACGCTATGACTCAGCGTGACGGTGACGATCTAGTCTGCTACGACTTCGTTAGCTTCAACCCCGGGGCATCCCGGGACCGTGTCGACGTTCTCTGGGAAGCCGGTTGGAAACCCTTCGAGAAGACTAAGACACACATGAACTTCAACAGGCTATCTGTTGGTGATCCTTACGGTAAGAAGATACCTAAGATGGATCAGGAGTTCTACGATGCTAAGAAGGCAGACTTAGAGAAGTACGGGTACACGGTGTCGGAAGACAACCTCTCCACACTCCCTGAGACAGCCGCACAGGGCGCTAAGGCACTAGCACAGTGGCTTACCCTAGAGGGACGAAGAAGCTCTCTTGTAGAGTGGATTAACCAAGTGTGTGATGATCATCGCATACACGGTACTATCAACAACGTAGGAGCTTGGACAGGGCGCTGCGCTCACAACAACCCTAACACCGCTAACATCGCTTCACCCTTTCACGGTGAGCCTAGTAACGCAGTTGAGGTCATCAAGGCCAAGTATGACCACCAACTGAGGCAGTGTTGGACAGTACCAAAGGGCAGCTACCTAGTAGGCTGTGACGCTGACGGTATCCAGTTAAGGGTGTTAGCTGACTACATGTGGCGTCACTTTGACGCAGATATGTATGCTAGAGCTATCATGGAAGGGAAGAAGGAGAACGAGACCGACATCCACAACATGAACAAGAAGGCACTAGGGGTGCCTCACGCTACACGGGATATGGCCAAGACTTTCATCTACGGATGGTTACTAGGGGCCGGTGTAGCAAAGACAGCCAGCATCATGGGTGTTGGTGTCAGAGAGGCCGCTGCTGCTATGAAACGGTTTGAGCAGAGTATCGATGGCTTAGCACCGTTGAAGAGACGTATGGTACCCTACATCGCAGATAAAGGGTACTTTACAGGGTACGATGGCCGCAAGGTTAAAGTGCCCAACGAACATAAGACACTAGCTGGTATCCTCCAGTCTGGTGAATCTATCCTGATGAAATACACACTGCTTAACTTCCATGAAAAGGCTAGGGCAGAGGGTATCAACTTCAAGATGGTTGCTTTTGTTCATGACGAATACCAAGTTGAAGTAATAGGAACCAGAGAGGAGGCAGAACACCTAGGTAAACTTATAGCAACTACTATGACAGAGACTGGTGAGAGCTTAGGCTTTAAGATACCAACACCAGGATCGTATGACATAGGAAAAACGTGGTATGATACGCATTAATGTTCTTGACACCGTGCTTTCGGTATGCTAGAATTACCACATTACAAACCCATAGTTCTCAGAAAGGAACTAACCATGATTAAGACACTTACAGTATCTTCCCTCGCAGCAGCAGCTATCTTCGCAGCTTCTACAGCTTCAGCCTTCACGTGTGAGAACACAGTCGAGATTATCCAAGGTGAGTGGGTATATACCTTCTCCCAGTGCACAGGCCAAGCTCCTGCATCACAGCATGTCCTCGACATTATGACTGAGGCAGCTAACGCCCCTGACGAAGATCAGTCAGTATAAGCTGAAAGTATAACAACTAGCTAGGCCTTCGGGCCTAGTTTACCTTACAACGTATGGAGAGATACAAAAATGGCTACTAAAACTATAGAACTTCACGGAACACTCGAGTGGGCTAAGCTATTCGAGGGTAACCGAGATAACGGAGAGTTTGACATCGAGACAGATGGCGCTACTACCGTTGACCTTATTATGGATGATGAAACCTTCAAAGCAATGAAGGACGCAGGTGTCCGTAAACAAGGCAAACCTGATCCAGAGGGCCGAGGCACACGGGTCAAGTTCAAGCGTCCTTGGAAAGATAAGTTTGACCGTGAGTGGGCAGCCGGTCCACCTAAGGTCTTCACACCAAGCGGTGACACATGGTCAGACGAAGACGGTATGATCGGTAACGGATCTATCGGTGTTGTCTTCCTCGACGTCTACGACACTAAGATGGGCAAAGGTTGCCGCCTCAACGGGGTCCAAGTCATTGACCATGTAGTGTTCGAGTCAGACGGAGGAGGTGGACCTTCAGCAGGTGTTAAACCTCGAGATTACACATCGGGGTCTGCCGCAGCAAGCCCCAAGGCTCCACCACCCGCAGCTAAGGTCTCTCCAGGAGAGATTCCTTTTTAAGAGAAACACAGAGGGGCCTTTCGGGGCCCCTTCTTTCCTCGATAATTAGGAGACTTAGATGAAAGATATATCAACACTCGTTGAAGACATGGAAGACGTGATCTACGGCAACAAAGGGTGGGACAAAGCTATCGGTGATCAGATGGCTGCTAACTACTCAGACATCGTTGCTGATCGTTTCGGTAAACCATCGGAACCTCGCGGCTACTTGTCTATGTCGTCGCTGGGCACCCCGTGTTCTCGTAAGCTCTGGTACAAGATCAACCAGACTAACCTAGCTGAACCACTGCAGGCCAACGCACTGCTCAAGTTCAACTTCGGTGATATGATCGAAGAGCTTGCACTAGCCATCGCACTACAAGCAGGGCATAAGGTAGAGGGCCAACAGGATCGTATGTCAGCCCACGGTATCAAGGGTAGCCGAGACTGCGTAATTGATGGTATGACTGTTGACGTTAAGTCAGCATCACCTTACTCCTTCAAGAAGTTCAAAGAAGGTAACCTACGTGAGCAAGACCCCTTCGGTTACATCTCACAACTATCATCCTACGTCTACGCAGCTAAAGATGACCCACTCGTTACTGACAAGACACACGGTGCCTTCCTAGTTATCGATAAGGTCAACGGTCACATCTGCTTAGACATGTATGACTTCACCGAAGAGCTTAAGACTAAGGCTGAGGAGATCGAGGCTATCAAGACTATGGTAGCTAAGAAGACCCCACCACCTCGCGAGTATGAGGACGAACCACAGAGCAAGACATCTCCTAATCGTAAGTTGAAGATGGAGTGCTCCTATTGCGAGTTCAAGAAAGCTTGCTGGCCTGGCCTCAAGATGTTCGCTTACTCACACGGTCCTACTTACCTGACTGAGGTTAAGAAGAAGCTTAATGTTCCGGAGGTTGAAGACTTTTAATGGCTAAACGTAGCAGATTTCATGGAATAGCAGCAGGGTATCGATCAGGTCTAGAAGAAGGGCTGGCTAATAACCTCAAGGAAAGAGGTGTTAGCTTTACCTACGAAGAGGATAAGATAAAGTGGCTTGACAGCAAGGAGAGAACGTACACACCTGACTTCGTGTTAAGCAACGGTATCATCATAGAGACTAAAGGACGGTTTGTATCTTCTGATAGACGCAAACACAAGGAGATCAAGAAGCAGTACCCCGATAAGGACATACGCTTCGTTTTCAGTAACTCACGAGCCAAGCTCTATAAAGGGGCTAAGAGCACCTACGGAGATTGGTGTGACAAGAACGGCTTTCTATACTCAGACAAGACCATTCCAGACGAGTGGCTTAAGGAAGGAAAGAAGAATGACTAAGACAGCGATAGTATGGTCCTGTGGACACGCATCCCCTGAGACAAGCAACGAGCGCTTCGATTGGTTAGGTGGTCTCATCTACGACATCAAACCAGACTACTGTGTAGACCTAGGTGATGGCGCTGACATAAAGTCCTTAAACTCCTACGATACACGGAAACCAGAGGCTGTCGTATCTCAGAGTTACGAACGAGACATCGAGTCCTACAATGAGTCTCAGGAGTTGCTTCGCTATCGGTTCTCTAAGAATCGTCGTAAGCGTCCAGCTTGGTACGGCTTCGAGGGTAACCATGAGGCACGTATCAAGACTGCTATCTCGTATGACCCACGCCTAGAAGGGGACAAGTACGGCATCTCCTTCAAGCACTTAAACACGAAGCGATGGTTTGACGAGTACCACGAATACACAAACGGAGCCCCTGCCATCCACAACTATGACGGAGTTGACTACGCCCACTACATCGGCGCTGGTAACTTTGGTCGTGCAATCAGTGGTGTCCACCACGCCTACGCTCTCATCCAGAAACGCTACCGCTCAGCTAGTGTAGGTCACAGCCACAAGCGTGACATGTACTTCAAGGATGACGTAGGTGCTAAGGGTGCCATCGGCGCAGTGGTCGGTTGTTATAAGGGTGCCCCTGAGTCCTGGGCTGGTCAAGCCAACAAGGAGTGGTGGAAAGGTGTGCTCATCAAGCGTAACATCCAAGACGGGATGTACGAGCCGCAGTGGGTATCACTGGAGGCACTTAAGAAAGAGTATGGAGGGCACAATGGAGTTTGAGGTAACAATGCGGGTAAAAGTGGACCTTGATCTGTTCACATACAGCCTAGACCCAAGCGCACGGGAGTCTAGTGTACTGGAGCTTATACACGCTGCCATGTACGATTGTGACGACATCGTAGTAATAGAAACTGAAGTAACTGAGGTACCTAATGAGTAACACTTCACCGACAACAATGGACTACTCGTACTGGGTAGAGGCTAAGATGTTAACGGAAGGAGACGCTAGGCTCGTAGAGAACACTCTGGGCCTAGTAGGGGAGGCTGGAGAGGTAGCCGAGAAGGTTAAGAAGCTGATCCGAGACTCCACTAAGGTTGACAGGGACGAGATCATCAAGGAACTGGGTGATGTAGTCTTCTACGCCACTGCACTAGCCAACTACTTTGATGGATCGTTAGAAGAAGTAGTAGAAGTTAATATAGACAAGTTAGATGGCCGTGAACGGCGAGGAACATTACGAGGAAGTGGAGATACACGATGAAGAAGCTATGGCGGCTAATGAACTACCTGTCGACAAGGACAGAGCACCGTAATACAATCAAAACACTCAACAGACTGAGTGACAGGGAGCTTAAAGACATAGGCCTCAACCGTGCGGATATTGACCGTATGGTGTGGCTAAAGGAAGATAAAACAATGCGAGGACGCGGCTAATGAGCAATCAACTACCTACAGACTATCAATCCTTCATCCACAAGTCACGATACGCTAAATACGTAGATGGCAAGGGCCGTGAGAGCTGGTCAGAAACCATCGAGCGCTTCATGTCTAACGTAGTAGGGGACAAGGTCGATAAGAAGACTTATGGCGAGATCGAACAGGCTGTCCTAGGCCTAGGTGTGATGCCAAGTATGCGATCACTGATGACAGCAGGTCCAGCAGCTAACCGTGACAACACTTGCATGTACAACTGTAGCTACTTAGCTGTAGACGACATCAAGGCCTTCGACGAGGCCATGTTCATCTTGCTTTGTGGTACAGGTGTAGGCTTCTCCGTTGAGCGTCAGTACGTCAGCAAGCTACCTGAGGTACCACAGCTCTTCGAGAGTGAGACAAACATCGTGGTTAAGGATAGCAAGGAAGGCTGGGCTAAGGCACTGCGCCAGCTTATCGCACTACTGTACTCAGGCGAGGTGCCGACGTGGGACGTGTCTCGTGTACGTCCAGCAGGAGCACCCCTTAAGACCTTTGGTGGTCGAGCATCAGGCCCAGCGCCCCTAGTTGACCTGTTCAACTTCGCTATCACCACATTCAAGGGTGCACAAGGTCGTAAGCTCTCCTCTCTTGAGGTACACGACGTCATGTGTAAGATTGGTGAGGTTGTAGTCGTTGGCGGTGTACGTCGTTCTGCTATGATCAGCTTGTCTAACTTGTCAGACGACCGTATGCGTCACGCTAAGTCCGGTCAATGGTGGGAGAACAATCCACAACGTGCTTTGGCTAACAACAGTGTGTCATACACAGAGAAGCCTGATGCTATGTCATTCATGCGCGAGTGGATGGCACTTGCAGAGAGTGGATCAGGTGAACGTGGTGTCTTCAACCGTCAAGCATCCAAGGCACAGGCAGCTAAGAGCGGACGACGTGACCCTGACTACGACTTCGGGACCAACCCGTGCAGCGAGATCATCTTACGTCCAGCACAATTCTGTAACCTAACGGAGTGTGTGGTACGTGCTACTGACGATATCGAGTCTCTCTCAGAGAAGGTTCGCTTAGCTACTATCCTGGGTACAATCCAATCTACGTACACTAAGTTCCCTTACCTTCGTAAGAAGTGGGCGGATAACACTGAAGAGGAGCGTCTACTTGGTGTGTCTCTGACAGGCATCATGGATAACCACTTGATGACAGCTAAGAACAAAGGATTGGAGAATACCCTTGAACACCTCAAGTCTGTTGCTGTGGCTACAAACGCAGAGTGGGCTGACCGCCTTGGTATTCCTGTTGCTGCTGCTATTACTTGCGTTAAGCCTTCGGGTACTGTCTCTCAACTCGTGGACAGCGCTTCTGGTATTCACGCCCGTCACAGTAAGTACTATATCCGAACTGTTCGTGGCGATAACAAGGACCCCATGACACAGTTCATGAAGGACCAAGGTATCCCTAACGAGCCTGAAGCGTTCAAGCCTGATCAGACTACAGTCTTTAGCTTCCCTGTGAAGGCACCGAAGGGTGCTGTAGTTACTGCTGACCTGACTGCAATCGAGCAGCTAGAGATGTGGCTGATGTACCAGCGCTACTGGTGTGAGCACAAGCCTAGCGTCACGATCAACGTCAAGTCTGACGAGTGGTTCGAGGTGGGTGCCTTCGTGTACAAGTACTTCGATGAGATGTCAGGTGTGTCGTTCTTACCCTTCAGTGAGCACACATACCAACAAGCGCCTTACCAGGATATCAGTAGGTCGGACTATCTTACTATGTCTAAGTTTATGCCTAAGTCTATCGACTGGGAGAAGCTAGCAGAGTACGAGAGTGAAGACAATACAGCAGGTAGCCAGACCCTGGCCTGCTCCGGGGATGTATGTGAGATTGTTGATCTAACTTGACAAACTACTACAATCTGTGCTACTATATGGGAGGTTCCGAAAGGAGTCTCCCTTTTTAACAACAAGAATAGGAGTCATACCAGATGGTGCAACAGAAACCCAAGCCTAAAACAAGAGGAAAGAGGGAGACTACATATAAAGGGGCTGTTAAGAAGAAGACGTCAGGCATTGTCCCTAAGACTGAGAACCAAGGGGAGCTCATCAAAGCTATCAACTCCTCTTCTCAGGTTATTGTATTCGGACCCGCAGGCACCGGTAAGACCTACGTAACCACTACTCTGGCTGCTGACCTGTACACAACTAAGGATATCAACAAGATCATCATCACCCGACCTATGGTATCAGTAGGTAAGGAAATCGGTATCCTCCCTGGGGACCTTAGTGAGAAGACAGCCCCCTGGGCCCTACCTGTACTCGACGTACTCACTAAGCACTTAGGTAAAGGTGCTGTGGAGACTGGGGTTAAGGCAGGCAACATTGAGATGGTACCTCTTGCTTTGATGCGAGGACGTAGCTTCGATGACGCTTTCATCATCTGTGACGAGGCTCAGAACATCACACTCCACGAACTTAAGATGCTGCTCACACGAGTTGGAGAAGGCTCCACTATTGTACTTAATGGTGACGTACAGCAGACTGACTTGAAGGACGGTGACGGTCTTACTAAGATCACACACCTTGCTAAGAAGCATATGCTACCTATCCCTATCGTTGAGTTCAACCTAAACGATATCGTTCGCTCAGGTATCTGTGCACAGTGGGTCAGAGTATTTTACGAGGAGAAGCTATAATGGCTACTAAGAAGAATAAAGACATTGTAGCGGAGCCTAAGCACTACGCACGATGGGTCATCGAACCTATCACCTACATCATGATGAATGGCTTCGAGTTCTGGCGAGGCAACATCGTGAAGTACGCCTCACGTGCTGGCTACAAGTTATACGAAGGTAAGACTCAAATGGAATCTGAGATCATAGACCTTCAGAAAGTGATTAGGTACTCTGAAATGAGGATCAATCAACTAGAAGGAAAGGATAAACTATGAAGAATCCAGTTATACAGATGCTAGTTGCTAATGCAATACTAATAATGGTACTTATCTACAGCACCACGGCTGCCACGGCTTCTACTATACGAACTTTGGACTCCAACACTATCTCCTTTGAAGGTACCGTCGAAGAAGGAGACTCTAAGAGACTCAAGTCTGCAATGGAAGCATCAGGTGCCAATACGGTCTACTTGAACTCCAACGGTGGTGCTGCTGCCGAAGGGTTCCGTATCGGTATCCTACTACGTGATAAGAACGCCACCGCTGTTGTCAAAGACGGTGATGTTTGCCTCAGTGCCTGTGCCGTAGCTCTGCTTGGAGCCCCGAACCTACAGATGGATGGTATCCTAGGCTTCCACGTAGCTTGGTCACCCAGCGCAGGTACTCACAACGAGGGTCTTAAGTCAGGCCAGCTTATTGGTACACTCACATCTAACTACATGTTCACTATGGGCTACACATACCAGCTTATGTACATTGTATCGACTATCACAGACGCTAAGACCTTCTTGATACTTGACCAAGATGATTTGAAGCTGTTTAGAATGGTTGATGGGCAGTACTCAAAGTCGGTGGAGTTGCCTGACCTGTGGCTTTACGAACGGGTTGCTGACCCACTTCGGTTGAGCCTACTCAAGAAAGGATACTGAGATGCTTAGAACTTGGTTTTGGTGGTTCACCGTTAATGTAGGTCTCCTGGGCCTAGCCCTCGGTCAGTACTTCTTTGGACTGGCTGGGTTACTCCTAGAGGCAGACAGCACGTACCTCTCCTTTGTCATCATAGCTATCTCGCTCATAGCTACAGCTTCAATGCTCTTCAAGCAGACCGACGTACACTGGTTTGCCTCTGATGCAGTGCTATCTATCGGTATGGTTGGTACTCTCTTCGGATTCTTATTGGTCCTAGGCCAGAGCTTCGGAGACATCGATACAAGCTCCATAGAGAGCATGACACAGGCTATTAGTACGTTAGCCTCTGGTATGTCTACAGCGCTTGTAACATCCCTTGTGGGTCTCGTTGCATCACTCTGGTTAAAGATGCAGCTAGTTATACTGGAGGGTTGATATGCGAAAGTATAGTTCAAACCTAGCCTTCGTAGATCTTCTATTCAATCTCTTAGTTGGGTTCACTAGCCTCTTTGTTATCGCATTCCTACTTATCAATCCGATAGCCAAGCAAGGTGTTGTGGACCCACCTATCGTTCTCATGATTGAGATGGAGTGGAGTGATGACAGTAAAGTAGACATCGATCTTCATGTCAAAGGACCTGACGGAGAGACAGTCTTCTACGCCAATAAAGGTAACGGTTACATTACCCTCAAGAGAGACGATCTAGGTGCTGTCAATGACACGTTTGTAATCAATGGTAAGAAGGTAGCTGTTAAACGTAACTACGAGATCACCACAATGACAGTACTGCCTGACGGTGCCTACATTGTTAACGCTCACTTCTTCTCACGTCTACCTGGGCCAGAGGACATCAGAGTTAGGGTCACTCAGGTGGTACCCTTCAGTACCGTCTACGAAGGTCAGGTTGTGTTGGATACAAGACAGGAGCGTACTCTACTGGTCTTTAAAGTAGAGGATGGTCTTATCACAGATATCCGCACAGACGTCCAAGTTACGTTACGCCCTAGGGCGGGAAGGAATTGATATGACGTTAATACTCACTGCCTACCTACTGCTCATTGCAGTCACTGTCTTTATGGTATTCTACTCAAGTATCCATTACAGTGTAAAAGGAACAGCACTATCCCTTGCAGTATTGCTAGGGGTGGTGACACAGGCGCACTACACAGATCAACTAGGTAAACCCATCCAAGGCTTCCCCACTGTCGAGTTTGTGTACGTACACCACAACACAGACGGAGATGACATCAATCTCTGGATCTGGACAGAAGACAGAGGCAACCGCCTCTACGTTATGCCGTACTCCCAGGAGACTGCTGAGGAGTTGGAAAAGGCTAAAGCTAAGACTGAGGGTGGACAAGCTACAACTGGTGAGTTCATTGAGCGGGAAGACAACGCGGAAGGAAACCCCGGCCTAGAGCTAGACGATTACCAACCTGATGTAGAGACAGAAAGGAAGTAATATGTTCTTATTCTTTAAGCAATGGAGATACGCACTCTGGGCCTACGCTGGTACTCTCTTTATACTGAGTACTCTTTGGTTCCAAGTTAAGATTGACGTTAAGATCAATGAGTGGTTCGGCTCGTTTTACGACATGATCCAGAATGCACTAACCGAACCTGGCACTGTAACGATGGGAGAGTACTGGACTGGTCTTGCTAGCTTTGGTACCTTAGCTGCCATGTGGGTCGGACTATCCTTGGTGGGCTCCTTCTTCACAGCTCACTTCCTCTTCCGTTGGAGAACCTCAATGGTAGAGTGGTATCACAGTGTATACGACAAGGCTCGTACGATTGAGGGCGCTTCTCAACGTGTCCAAGAGGATACTGTGAAGTTCTCAAGGATCGTAGAGGGACTAGGTACTGCCCTCATTGAGTCGGTAATGGTGTTAGTCGAGTTCTTCCCTATCCTCTTGGGGCTTGGGGCAGGTATTGCAGTTCTATGGTTTGGAGATTGGGAATATGGTTTGGTCACTGGTGCTCTCCTTTGGTCTATCGGTGGTACTCTTCTACTTGTTGTTGCCGGTTACTTCCTTCGTCTTGTGGGTGTTGAGTACGACATCCAAGCCAAGGAAGCAGCTTACCGAAAGCATCTCGTTAAGATGGAGGACGATGGTACACTATCTCCGAAACCTCTAGAAGAGCTGTTTAACGACGTACGTAGCATCCACTTCCGTAGTTACTTCCAGTACTTGAAGTTCAACGTAGTACGGATGGCCTACTTACAAGCCAATGTGTTGACAGCTTACATCTTCTTAGCACCTGCTATCGTAGGTGGTATGATTACCCTAGGTGTCATGCAGCAGATCATTCGGGCATTTGGTCGAGTGGAAGGTTCTATGCAGTTCATCCTTAAAAGCTGGCCAACTATCATCGAGTTGATCTCAGTAGCGAAGCGTTTACGTGAGTTCGAAGCACAGATCAAACAGAAAGGTTAAACAATGCTACAGTTTATAGAGCATCCAGTAGGAGGCTACCACCGAGTAGTTATAGCTGAAGATGATGAAGGTTTCCGAGCCATTGTTGCAATACACAGCGTAGCGCTTGGTGTTGCCTTAGGGGGCTGTAGGGTTATGCCCTACGACACCTTCGAGGACCAGATGTCTGACGCACTTAGCCTAGCCAAGGGTATGACCTACAAGAACTCACTGGCTGGTTTAGATCTAGGGGGCGGTAAGGCTACTATCAACGCCCCTTTAGCTGACCATGAGACATTGAAGAAGTTTGCGGATGTCATGGACTACATAAACAAGGATGAGTTGGTGTACATCACAGCCGGGGACGTAGGTACCGGCCCTGAACAGGTTGCCTACCTGGCCTCTCAGACAGAGTTTGTCAATGGTCAGAACCTAGGCGAGGACAGCGGTTTCGCTACCGCCTACGGTGTGTACATGGCTATGCTAGGTGCTGTCAATTTCACAGGACGGGACATGGCTGACGTATCAGTCGCCATCGAAGGCCTAGGTAAGGTTGGCTCTCGTCTCGCTGACTTCTTACACAAAGCAAGAAGCTCCCTGCGTGTCTCAGATATCTCAGAGGAGTCGGAGATGCTTGCTAAGATTGGCTACAACGCTAAGCCTTACAAGGAACGCTCTGACATTCTACCTGAGATCGATGTGTATGCCCCTTGTGCGTTAGGAGGTTCGGCTGACCTCAAATGCTACAACGAGATGAACAGAGGTTCTATTATCTGCGGAGGAGCTAACAACCAGATACCTAACGATACCTTAGCCGTATCCTTCTTCAAGAAGGGTATAGTCACGGTGCCAGACTACCTAGCCAACGCAGGAGGTGTTATCATCGTATCAAACAACTACCAAGACTTAAGTTGGAAGGACATCGGAGTTTACCGTAAGCTTGTCCAAATCCAACATAAGACATTCGAAGTCCTAATGACTGCTAGGGACGAGGGGATCACCCCACAACAGGTTGCAGATAAACTAGCTGAGGAGCGCATAAATGCTTAATACACTACTTACATCATCCGCTAAGAAAGACACTAAGACTAAAGCTCCAGCTAAGAAGGAGGAGGTACACTGCTGCTGTAAGCAACAAGAGAAAACACCTGAGCCTATGCCACAACCAGGTGCACTCTTACGTGAGAACGGTATACTACTCCTAGTTGACAAGTTCGACCAAGAGAAGATCATGCCTCTTGTAGCAGCTATCTACGAGTATAACCTTATGCCTGAGGAGATGCAACCTGAGCAGATCACATTAGTTATCAATAGCCCAGGTGGGTCAGTGCATTCTGCATTCCATCTTATCGACGCTATGAAGATGTCAGAAATCCCTATAGCGACAATAGGTAAGGGTCTGGTAGCCTCTTGTGGTGTCCTAACGATCATGGCAGGTGATCGACGTATGGTGACACACAACACCTCTGTTATGTCACACCAGTACTCCTGGGGTAGCGTAGGCAAGGAACACGAACTTCAAGCTAAGATCAAAGAGTTCGACATGGCAGGTCAACGTATGGTAGAGCACTACAAGAAGTGCACTAAGAAGTCTGAGCGGTATATCCGTAAGCACCTCCTCCACCCAACTGATGAGTGGTTGACCCCTGAGGAGTGTGTTAAACACGGTATCGTCGATGAAGTTATTGAAACTTACTAAATAGCCCTTGACAAGAGGGGTCTTCTTATGGTATACTCCTTAATAACGACGGTGTTACGGAGATAAAGATGGCCCCTAAACGTAAGAAACCCCCTACTCCATCTCTGGAACAGGAGGCTAAAGCCTTCGTTAAGTCGAAGAAGGAAACACCTGCCGACGTGCCTGAGGTTCTCTCCCCTCTCTCAGCACAACTAGCAGCCTCAGTATTAGCTGGGTTACTAGCGTCAGGTGCTACAGTACGAGCAGAAGAACTCGTAAACGAAGCATATAGGTATGTAGACCTTATACTTCAACATAATAAGTAAGACTAACTACTACTACTATGACTAGCAGCCCCCCTCTTGGTGTAAAAGCCTTGAGGGGGGTTTTTCTTTGTTTAATCGTAGACTTTCTGGTCTACACTCATCCGGTCAACGTAGCCGGTTAGCTCAAGCTGGGTTCTAAGGCTAGTTATCTCTACCTCACTGAGCTCTCCGATAGTCTTATCGAACTCTAACTCAGTCATAGCGGACTCTACATCCCCAACACTGAACTTAGTCATGATGTCGTACTGGTCCCGTAGCGTACTCTGGGGGCCATCATAGTCCACAACCAACATAAACTTAGCAGTCTGGGTTACTTCCTTGATCTTGTCGTCCCACAACATGCGCTGTGTCTTGGTATCCGAGTTACGGAAAGACTCATTCGCCATCTTAGTAGCTGACCAGTCCTCTATAGCCGCGTATACTTGACGCTGGTACTCGTTGACAGCCTCAGGTATCATAAGCTTCTTGTCCTTAGACAAGCCTGAGTTAAGCTTCCACTGGTCAAGACCTAGCATATTCATAACACGCTGAGTTTCAGTCAGGTTCTGTGTACGTACACCTAGGTTCTTAGTGGACTGCTGAGCCTTATCACCGGTAGCACCACCTTGCTTAACAGGAGCATCCCCTTTGCCCAACAGGAAGTTAGCAGTTGTGTCAAGGTATCGCAGGGAATCTCCTACGAACTTGTTACCTTGTGCTGTATCCTTAGGGCTTTGGTCTACACCAGCGAAGATAGCAATACCTGTATCGATAGGCTCAAGTGGGCGTAGGAAGCCACTGAGTGCTTGGGCAGTAATATCAGATGAGATGGTCTGGCCTTCCGCGAGGATACCCTCCATCTCACCAGCAAGGAGAGCTGCACCAAAGTCAGCAAACTCAGCACCTGTCTTATTCAGGTTACGTGTGAGACCTCCAATACCGAAGTCCTTACCGATCTGGGTAATGATCTCAGGAGGTAACTCTTCACCGGCCATCTTGTAGGAGATTACACGCGCAGTTGCCTTAAAGAGTGAGATAGGGTAGTCGTACTGCTGTGACACAACTTGACCGTCTACCACCTTGTCGTAGAGACCTAGGCCCATACGTCTGTTCTCATCTTCATCCTGTGCCATAGACCACACAAGACCCGTGACTACAGCACCACGAGCCATAAGCTCATCGTACCCCATGTCAGCATACTTACCTGACTTCTTAGCTGCGATATTAAGAAGAGGTGTGTTCTTGATACCGAAGTCGATGGTGTTGTTAAAGAAGCGACCAAAAGGTATCATGAAGCCAAGACCAGGGATGTTACGTGCATCCTCGACAAAGCCAGCTAGCTCACCCAACTTAGTGCTGTCCTTATACGACTTAGAGAATGTATTAGCAAGAGTAGCCGTTACAGCATCCATCTCCAACTGTTTATACTCTTTAGTCGCCATGATCTTAACAGCGTTAGGGTCCGTGTAGAACTCATTCCAGCTCTTACCGAACTTGGTACGGAGCAGCTTGTTCATCTGTCCTACATACTCTTGGGACTTAGTGAAGGCGTCCTGAGCATGTACAAAGGTTGCGGACTGAACGTGACCAAGGACTGTGTCTGCTTTGTCTTGGACAAGACCTGCACGCCCTCCTAGTCTAGACATCTGCTCTACTGAGTTAGAGATATCCACACCACCAGACAAGGTACGGTTGAGCTTGTCAAGAGCCCCTGTGTTCTGTAGCAGAGCACTCTTGTAGGCTGCGTAGGTCATGTCAGGGTCAAGTGCGAACTTAACACGATCCTTAGACGCCAGTAGGAGTTGCTTAGCTACGTAGAGCTCCTTAGCACCGCTGTCTGCATAACCGAGTACTGACTTAAAGGTACCTCGTGTGCCCTTATAGAGTGCCATTGTAAGATCAGTGCTGATATCCAGACCTGCAGCAGCACCGTAACCCAGCACGTTAAGCGCTGACGTAGAGGGGTGAGAAACAAGAGTACGGATGAACTTGTTCTGAGTCTCAGTCAGGTTAGCAGTAAAGACACCTTTACCACTGTAGCGGTCCTTACTTAGCTTGATGTCGTCAATCAGGTTGAGACCCATAGCTTCATCGAAGAACTTATCAACGTCTAAGTCAGCTACGCTTACATCAAGACGCTTAGCAACCTGCATAACACTGTTCATGCTACGAGCACTTGCGTTCATCTTGTTAGCGAAGGCATTACCAAAGGCTTCAGGTGTGACTTTGCCCTTAACCTTAACCCCAACTGCATCACTTACAGCTGACAGGATGCCATCAATGTCTGACTGGTCCAGCTCTTCCTTCATGAAGTCAGCAAGCCAGTTAGACATCTTATCGTCTTCACTACGCTTAGTGTAGAAGTAACCACCCTCTTGCATGTGCTGGGCTAAGCCCTTCAGCTGGACGTTACCTTCCGCATCGTTACGACCAAGTAGGAGATCGATAAAGAAGTCAGTGTCACCGTCAGTGAGTTCCTCACCATTCTTAACCTTAGTAAGCCAGTCAGTCTCACCAGCTACGTCGTCCTGTAGAGATGAAGCCCAGTCTTTAATAGAGGCCTGGAGGTCCTTAGCAATCTGCTTAGGGTCAGCCTTCTCTACTGTCTCTGACAAGAGAGCCGTCCCAGACGTACCACGACGTGCTACAAGACCTGCTTGAACACCACCCATAGCTATTGCGGACAGGGCAGCGATACCAACAGCACTTTTGCTGATCTCATCTTGGACATTAGTGTCAACAAGACTACGCTGGTAAAGGAACTCAGTACCAGAGTTGATAGCGGCATCAGCGATTGTTGTAGCAGCCACCTCTTTGAGGCCAGCATTAGTCATAACACGCTGCATACCCTTGTTAGCTGCCATCTTCGCAGAGAACTCAGCAACCTCAGAAGCACCCTGTACTGCAGCTTGTGTAGCAGACTTACGTAGGACCTCTGTACCAGCTTTAAGGGCGACCTCACGGGAGGCACCCTTCATGAGCATCCTAGACACCTCACGCTGAGCTATCTTCTCTACAGCCTTGGAGCTTGCCCTGATCGTAGTACCTCCTACGACCTTACCGAGGCCCATTGATACGACGTTAACTGGGTCGAGTACGACAGAGGATGTGTAGTCTTTAATAGCTTCCCCGAACTCACCCCAAGAGACGTTGTCTCCGGTTATGTTCTCCATGCCTTCAAAGATAGCATAAGCTTTACCAGCCTTAAGGAGGCGAGTAGGATCATCCTTGACGTCCATAAGGTAGTCTGCCTCAGAGATGACACGAACAGAGTTACCGCCCGCGTTACCACGGCGGTTGTTCAAGAAAGTGTCTACAATGTCTTCCCGAGCTTTACCCTTTACGGCTTGGATACCATAACGGTCTTCTACGTACTCGTAGATAGGGTTATAGAGCTCAGGACGGTCAGACAGATCATTCTCAGAGTATGTAAAGGCCTCAACGCCCTTAGGAAGCCCTACAAGGCCCTCTGGAGGGGTCTCTTCAGTTCTGGTAGGGGTACGCCCCTCATCGATAGGTCTGGCCCACTCAGGGACGTCTGAGGAGGTGGGAGTAGGAGAGGCCTCTGGGGCCTCCCTCTGTTGTACAGGCTGAGCCCACTCAGGTATCTCAAGATCACTAGTAGGTGTAGCAGTAGGAGAGGCTAGACGGTTGATCCGTTCTTGATCGTCCTCCAGCAACTCGACTGGTTTTGCCCAATCGGGAATGCCTGACATTATAGACCTAACCCTTCCAACACTTCTGCTATCTTCTCTTCACCATACTTCTCGACTAGGTTACTGAGGATACCTTCATCTCCAGAAGCAACAGCTCTCTTAAGACGATAGACCTCAGACCGGTTCAACTCAGGTGCTGGCTCTGGCTTACGCTTACGCTTCTTGATATCAGGCTCAGTAATTCCCATGCGGTCAGTCATGTTCTTAATCTGAGTACCTACTGGTGTATCCTCAGGATTCCCACCTTGGCCTAGGCCTGTCTCGTGTGCGTCCATAGCTGTACCTGTGACAGAGAGACCACCTTTAGCGTTGTCTGTAGCACGCTTGATGACCTCTTGCAGGACTGGCTTCGGGATATCAGCGCCCATCTCGTACACTAGTTCCTTAAGATCATCTCTGAACTCAGAGAGCTCTGTGTTGGTAGTTGGGAGGTTAATACCCAGTTCCTCTATCTCTTCTAGAACAAAGTCTACACTCTTCTCAAACTCCTCAGGAGACTCGAAAGTGTCAGGGATATCAGATAGGTTTTCAACACCCTCTTCAAGGTCTACGTCAGGTGTCTCCTCAGCACGTGTGAACTTTATTGGATCACCTTCTACTGCAGCCTCTTCTAAGTTAGAAGCCTCGTTGAAGAGACGGTCGATGTCTGTGTCCATGTTGTCCTCTGGGGGTCTTACATAGCCAGTACCCCGGAAGCCGTCTCCATTAACAGTCTCCGGTCCAGTACCTTCTACTGCAGCCGGAGGAGTCTCTGGTCCAGTACCTTCTGTGACAGCCGGAGGAGTCTCTAGAGGGGAGATCGAATAAGTTACACCACCTACCGACGCTTTACCTGTGAAGCCTTCAGCACGGGCGGCAGTTACCTCATCCCAGTCCTTGAACACAGTAACGCCTTTAGGTGAGCTTTGGGTGACAGCAGCTTGAGGCTCAGTAGGAGTAGCTTGAGGCTCTCTACCTCCGTAGTAGCTGCTAATGACGGGGTTGTCTTCCATGTTGTACTGCTTAACAGCACCTGAACCATAGCCGTACTTAGCTAGGATGTCAAGACCCTGTGTTTTGTTCTCTTTACGCTCAAGCATACCGAGAGCCTTTTGCACCTCTGCCTTCTCAGCACCTGTAAGGTTAGGTAGAGCACGGTAAGCATCGACTTCCACAGCATTCTCCCAAACTGGAAGCTGCTTAGACGCATCATCAATAGAAGCTGGGGAGTCTGTCTGGATAAAGAGTTGCTTAGTTGGCTTATAGTTACGCATAGCCATCATACCTTTGATGAACGTATCCTTGTCCCCTAGGCTCTCATCACCACTTACAAGACTATCAAGGAACTCCTTAGCTTCAGCCTCACCCTTACCCTCGGTAGCACCTAGGTACTTGAAGTACTTTGGCACATCCGTCAGATCAATCGTGTTACCTTTCTTACCCTGTGCCTCTACAAACGCCATGATAGTCGCTTGAGCACCAGGGGATTTAGCGGCTGCTTGGAAGAACTCAGACTTCTTAGTGTCTTCGTCTAGGTTCTTGAACTCAGCTTTAAACAACAGTGAGCCTTCCTTCATAGCCTCAGTACTCAAGGTAGTGGAACCTTTACCGGACGTAGAAGTCGAAGATGAACCCCCACCAAGACTACTCGATAAGCTTGTTGGGATCATCTTAAGTAGGTCAGATGTACGACTAATCTCTAGTTCGTCTTCCTTAAGCTTCATTGAAGCCGCCCACTGCTCATCACTGACGCCTGCACGTTCAACCTGGAACCTAAACTGTTCTAGTCTATCTGCACGGTTCTGGGCAGCTACTTCATCACCTACCAGATCACGTTCCTTGCTGTATAGCTCATTCGCAATAGCACGAGCCTCCGCACGGTCCATCCGTAGGTCAGCTATGACATCACGTGACTGATCGTACTTAAAGGATTTAATACCTTGGTTGAAGATACGGTCAGCGTTCGCCTGAGCTACATCAGCTTGGTCCTTAGTGAAGTTCAACTTGTCTATCTTTAAGGCCCATTCACGCTCTCCGTACTTATCTTCACGTTCAAAGGTACGGTCGATGTTGGACTGACTACGCTCAGCCTCACTCTGTCTCCACTCACGGTTAGCTTTAGTGTTATCCAAGGTTGCGTCGTAATTCAACTGCCAACGGCGAGCAGCTTCCTTAGCTTGCTCTGCAGCTGTCTTCTGCTGTGACTCGTAACGTGCGTCCGCAATGGAATCACGGCCACGTGAGTAGTCTCGAGCTTCTTTACGCGCAGCCTCTGCTTCAGCTCGAGTTGCTTCACGTTCTTTCTTAGCATCCGCATCAGCGAAGCCACGTGCTAGTCCTGCCCAGAAACTCATACTACTTCTCCCTTAGGGCGAGCCATGAGGCCAGCTGGTTTAACTTCAGGCTCCATCGGCATCGGCTCTTCTACCTGCGGTTCGACGGAGTCTTCCTCCATCTCTGCTGCATCTTCAGGCTCCATATCGAGGTCAGCTAGCATCTTGCGAGCCTTATTCTCGTTGATCTGGTAACGGATATCCTCACGCTCCTCAGAGTCATCAGGAAGACCTTCTTCAAAGTCGATTTCCAACCTCTCAGCAGTACCTACAATGAACTCATGGATAACTGGTGCAATGATCAAGGAGATATCAATATTGTGACGTCCTTCCATCACAGCACCCCGTAGGAGCCCCTCAGTGAGCGATACAACGTCCATCCCTAGTTCTAGCATATCAGCTAAAGCCTCTAGGCGATCAGGCTCTGAGAGGCGTTCTAGGTGCCACAGAGTGGCCTCTTCTGCGTTATTCATCTCCGGTGGGTTTTCGTATGGAGCATTCTTTGGCTCAGCAGTCAGGGACTGTCCAGGGATAATCATTTAGTTAATCCTTCTTAATTCATTATTAGGCTTGGTATCAGAGGGACCAGAGGCCACTGCCATCTCGATACGAAGCTGCACGTGCTTTACGGTGTTTTGCAGCTGGGCGCAGGAAGTTAGTAACGATAGAGGCTCCCGCCTCCCCTGCTGTCTTTGTATTCTTAATCTTATTCCAAGCGCTTTTCTCATTGGTTGCAAGTTCCACCATCAAGGCATCTAGTTGATTATCTAGGGACCAGTCGTTCCCGTACTTAGACTCGTATGCCTCTCTACGAGAACCTGTACGTTGGTATAAGCCCTTGCCGAAGGTTCCGTGTACGTTAGCCTCAGCTTCTGTAATATCTAACTTAAAAGCTGACTCATCTCGGAAGTTAGACATAAAGCCTTGGGCAATGTGAGGTTTCATACCACGTTTTATAAGACCGTCATAGATCGCTGTCTGGTCCGCTGATACGCTACGGCCACCTTGGGGTTCGGATCGGGTTCTGGAGCGGGGTCTGACCCTCTTCTCAGGTGCAGCTTCAGGGCTACCTCCAGAGTTACCTTCAGAGTTACCTTCAGGGCTACCTCCAGAGTTACCTTCAGGTCGAGCCTGAGGTCGAATACTACCTCCAGAGCTATCTTCAGGGCGAGCCTGAGGTCGAAGGCTACGCATCAACCCCATACCGAAGCCTTCACCAGAGTCAGACTCAGGTTCTGGTCGAGCTCTAGGACGCATGAGACCTTGAGCAGCGTCAGCTGCCTGCTCTTCTGCTGACTCCACCTTAAACTTACTACCTACTGAGTCTAGTCGAGCCTCACGGGCCTGAATTGCCTCACGTGCTTTCTCCAAGTTTCTGAGGTAAGCGCCTTTTCCAACGTCATTCATCTATAGTCTCCTTAAGATCCACCACCAAATAGAAGGCGACCGGCTAGGTAGCCCAGTCCTTCCATGTTTTTCTGCTTATTAGCCTGCTCCGTCTCCCACTTAGCCAAGCCTATCTGCTTGTCAGCAAGGAAGACACTGAGGGCACGGTCTGTAGCACTTTCGGACTGACGGAAAGCATAGTCCATAATGTCACGCTCACGTTGCCAGACTGTCTCTAGGGAGGTCATAGTGAACTGATTAGCAGCTCGGGCTTGCTCCATCAGGGATTCGTTATTAGCAGCTGTGTTGATGGTGGTTGTATTCTGACGCCACTGGGCGTTAGCCTGGGCGACTACCAACGCATTCTGAGCGTTGAACTGGTCACGCTGAACCTCCATACCTGCGTTAAACTGCTGCACTTGTGTAGCCATGTTAGCAAAGAACTGATTAGTCTGGTTCTCACTAGCAGCGTTGAACTGCTTAGCTGCATTCTCAGCTGCTTGGTCACTGAAGATAGCTTGGATGTTCTGCTGTGTCTTGAACATGCTTGTCTGCTGAGCGAAGTCCATGTTCTTCATGTCCATTGCTAGGAAGGACTGGGCATTCATGACAGCAGCTTGCTGACGGTTACTCAAGTTAGCCAGGTCCATCTGAGACATAGCAGCAGCATCTGACATAACCTTAGCATTCTTAGCGTTAAGGTTAGCTAGGTCTACTGTCTGAGCCATACGAGCATTCTCAAGAGCTATTTGCTGCTCAGCTGTGAAGTTCATATTAGCAATATCAGAAATCTTAGAGGCGTTGGCTACCCGTGTCTGGAAGTCCTGTGTGAACTTCATACCAAGGAAGCCTGCACGTTGCTCAGCTGCGAACATAGCAGTCTGTTGACGGTTAGATAGGTTCTGTGACTCGAACTTAGCGAAGGTCTGTGCGTCAGCCATAGCGATAGGCACTGCAGACTCCATAGCAGCTTGGATCAAAGCCTGACCAGCCATACTTGAAGCACCGAGACCACGAGCAGCCATTGCAGCCGTCGCGTTACGAAGGGCTCCAGCGGCCCAAGGAGGAGGTGCTCCAGCATCGAAGTCAGCCATGAGCTCTGTCATCTGACCTTGTACTGTAGCCTGCTGAGATGGATTAGCTGTAGCTGCTTGTATATCAAGAGCTTCGTCAACAGCAGCCATATCAACTGCAGTGCCTGAGATCATCTCACCAGATTGAAGGGTACGCTGTGCAGCAGGGGCGACAACCTGCGACTGAACAATCTGATCAACATCGAGGCCAAGACTTGACAGTTGGCTAGTATCTCCGGCTTGAGCCTGTACCATCGCTGCAGGGTCCACAGAGCCTTGTACAGCTTGAAGACTATCTGTCTCTGCTGCTACACCAGAGGCGGCAGAGGTAGGGTCCACAGCGCCCGCGTTGAAGGCGTCAGGATCAGTAATCTGAGGCGCATCTTCTGTCAGCTGGCCAGTACCGGCATCAAGTTCAGTCCCAGTTGTAGTTGGATCTATCAGTGCTGGAGTAACAGTAGCAGCAAGAGACCCTGGGTCTTCCATAGAGGTTTTCTGAAGGTCAGCAGCAGCAGCTTGAGTCGCCTTTGACTGTTGAGAAGCTAATTCTTTAGCTAACCGAGCATCACGCTCGTCCGGGGTCTCACCCGCCTCTACGATCTCTTTAGCATCAGCCGCTGCTTTAACACGGGCAGCAGCAGCCTTCTCAGCTGAAGCTATCTTCTTAGCGTGAGCAGCAGCCTTCTCAGCTTCTATCTGTGCCGGAGTCTTGACAGGAGCAGAGGAGCCTTTACCTCTACCGCCACCGCGGGCGATATAGCTGTCAAAGCGAGTAGTTGGCATAAAGGGGTTATATAGCATCAGATAGTCTTTCTATGTAACTTATGTCTATCGTAGAACCGACGAAAGTGGACCGTAGCGGTGGTTCCATATAGTTCTTTATGTAACGTTCGGAGGTCTCTGTAGACCTTTCGGGTGTGACCGTAAGGTGCTATGAACTCGATGACCCAGAGTTGGTAGTCACTACCTGGGTTCTCCAACAAGTAATCCTCTTCTTGTAGTCGATACTCGTCGTTGAGGAATAGATTGGCTTTAGTAGGTGAGAGCCAACACCATGTAGCTAACCCGATAGGCTTACCGCCTTGGTAGAATAGCCTTAGCTTATTATGTTCTATTGGGTATAGTAGATAGGAGATTACTTCTTCAGGTGTATACCTAGAGTGAGTATCACCTATCTCTAATAACCTAAGACCATCTAGTACTGCTTGGTACTTATCGATTACCATTAGTATACCTATATATTACCGGGGGGCGACCTTAAGTCTTATTATACAGGTATTTGACTGATCTGTCAAGTACTTTCTTTAGGTATTGATGCTATGGCCTAGTGGGCCACGTAACATCGTGAGGAAAGCCTTCTTGACCTGTGACATTAAGCAAGTCAAGACGATACTGTGCCCAGTCATCTTGCTCCTCCGTAGTAAGATCTGCCCAGCGCAGTGGATTGCTAACTAAAGGATCTACTTCGGTGCTTAGTTTACTATTTCGGATAGACCGCACTCCCCCTGCCGCTTCTGCATCTAGCTCCTCTTGAGTAGGAGGTACATAAGCTGCGAAGTCTGTACCAACTAGAGCCATAACTTCGTCGTTGTTGATGGTTGTGTCAGTGTCTTCAGGGTTAACGGCGTACTCTATCCACCCAAACTCAGGATGGTTAATCTCTACATCCATTACAAGGTTATCTGAACTTAGTGATGCCGCATTGCGGACTTGTGTGATTGTAATACTCATTTAAGAAATCCTTACAAAGAGGTTAGCGGAGTAGATAGGAGTCCCGCCAGTTTGAACAAGTGTCCTGTGGTTGCCCATAACACGCCACGTACCTGATGCGGTGGAAGTGTTACTAGTCCCGGTGATGGTACCAAAGCCGTCACCTTCGTCATTCAGACGGCGTAGGTTGCTGCCCGAGGTAGTGGACCCGACGCCAACATTGTCTACAGTACATGAAAAAGAAGCGTAAGTACCAACTGCTCCATGAGAAGTGCTTTGCCCGCTACTTGGTGTATCCCATGTGAATGTTCCATCACCGTCAGAACGAAGGTACTGTGAAGTAGTACCATCACCCGTCACTTTAAGGTTGTCTGCATCGACAACATCAGAAGCAATAGTAAGAGCGTCTGAGCCAGTAACTTCACCGGTATGTGTAGCGTTAGAAGATACGGCAATCCAATCGTAGTCTGAGCCATTGTAACTCAAGACCTGCCCGGATGTTGCTGTTGAGTAGTTGAGGTGCGTGTCCACATCAGAGTCAGTGTAGCCTGCAGGTAGACCTGTAAGAGACGATCCATCACCAGAGAAAGATGTGGCTGTCACAGCGCCAAACGTAGGGCTGTCATTAGGCTGCACTGCACTGTCAGCTGTAGTACCCTGTGCTGCTGTAGCATAGGCAGTCGAGGCTGTAGTTGCAGCTGTTCCAAGACCCAATGTAGTGCGCGCATTGCTTGCAGCAGCGTCATCAATAAGGCTAGCACCGAAGGTAGAGATTGTAGTTGAAGCTGGAAGGGTTAAGGTCTTAATGTCAGCATCGACTTCACTATCCATGAGAGCACCTGCAGCCGTCACGTTAGTTGTATCAGTAACGTCTGCACCAGCCTCAATACCGTCTAACTTTGCACCATCTACTGACAAGTCTCTACCGTCTACTGTACCTAACGCTGGCATTGTAATGCTACCAGTCATGGTTCCACCAGCCTTAGGAAGAGCATTGTCCGCTGTAGTACCCTGTGCTGCAGTAGCATAAGCAGTTGAGTCTGTAGTCGCAGCTGAACCTAACCCAAGGGACGTGCGAGCAGTTGCCCCACTCTCAGCAACCCAAGCTGTACCGTTACCTACGATGAAGTTACTATCTGTGTTAGCTAAGGCGGCAATAGCTGTCAGATCTGTGTCTAACGGTTGCTTAGCGTCTAACTGTGTTTGAATAGCGGAGGTGACCCCGTCTGTGTAGTTAAGCTCAGTTACAGAAGCTGTAATACCGTCGAGAGCATTCAGCTCATCTACAGTAGCTGTGATACCAGCAAGGGTGTTTAACTCACCTACAGTAGCTGTAATACCGTCAAGAGTGTTCAACTCAGCTGCAGTAGCTGTGACAGCTGTCCCACCTAGGTTAAGGGACTCAACGTATGCAACATTAAATGATGCAGCTGTCTTACCTAGATCGTACGTAGCGTCAGTCTTAGGGTACAGTGCAGTGCCGTCACTTATATACTCTTGCGCTGGGCCTGTTAGAGTGATAGCTCCGCCTTCAGCAGTTGTGCCGTCGTGGGTGTGGCCAGTGCCATTTGCAAAAGCATCTACAATAGCATCGAACTCACCGTCGAGATCAGCTGCATCAATTACGTTACCATTCGCAATGTTATTGGAGGTATCGTTACGTGTATATCCTACGCCCATGTCTTACTTCCTATCGTTGTTAGAGAATTCGAGTAGAACAGTGTCTACTACAAAGGGAGGGTTAGCTGCTGATGAGAACTCGTACTGCAATGATACAGTAAAGAATGAACCAGTTGCTTGTGTTTCAATGACTGTCTCAGGGTCACCTCCGTAGTCAACATCATTAAAGATAGCTGAACCAAACACCGAGAAAGAACCACCACCGACCAAAGGCTGGACCACATCAGGTCTCTGAAAGTCATACTTAAAGGTTAGAGTACCATTTACGTCGCCTTCAGGGTCGTAGTATGTTGTAGCTTTGTAGAGTGTCTTACGAAGCCTTGGATCATTGATAGCCATAAAAGGGGTGTAGAAGGCTGCTGGTATGGTTGTTCCATCAAAGGTATCACCTGCCTCCAGCTCATACACGTATCCAGTTTCTCCACAGAAGAGTACAGTCTCCGAACTTCCAGTAAATATAGATACAGCTCGGTATGCTTTAATACCCTTTGTCTGGCCCCACGCGAAACCAGAGGCCTCTTGGTCTGAAAACTGAGTACCAATATATCCAACAGTTGACGACTCAGACCCACCTGCTGTGAAACCAATGATACGGTATTGTGACTTACCCCGTACTACTAGTGACACAATGTTTGAGTAGTCTGAACGAAACTGTGTAATGTTGTCTTGAATGTTACGTGAAGCTAGTGACAAGTTAAAGTCACCGATACGCGCGGTTGCACCTAGAAAGCGAAGACCGTCAGGTCCTAGGAAAAGGACGTCACCACCAACTTCTTGGATAGAGTCTGGCTCAGAGCAACCTAAGTCTTCAGAGATTTCACTTAATGTAAAGTCAGCAATACTAGTACCAGTTAGTTGGTGGATAGTGTGCTCAGTAAATACAATCAACTTCTCACGGAAGGAGATTAACCCAGTGATGTTTGACGGTAGCTGGATGATCCCAGCACCTGTCGCTGAGCTGAAGTCACTTTGAGAGAAAGGTGTACTGAAGACCAGAGCACTACCGTTACCGAAGAACAGGTGGTCGTTGTGACTAACCACGGTATCAGCGCCCAGGAGGTCTTCCGAAGAGCTAACAACAGTAAGAGCTTCAGATGGGCCCCAGACTACAGGGTAATTCACTCCATCAACTATAACAGTACGTTCAGTGCCATCAAAGTTAAAGTTAGCAAAGCGGCACTTGGACGCACCTGACATACTTGCACTTAGGAAGACAATAGCTGCGTCATCGGCAGGGGATGAAGACAGGGATGGGTAGATACTTAAGGTACCAGCTCCAGAAGAGATTGTTGGCGCTGACAGGACCGTATAAACCTTCTCCACACCATCTATTGTGAAAGTATCCCCAACGTGGGGTATGTAGTTGTCACTGTCGATACCATCTACCGCAAGGCTTGCACCCGTCTGCGAACCACCATTAACTAGAACGGTACCGTAGGACGGTGCTGACTCGTTAGACCATCCAATCCCAGTCCCGGACCACAAACTACCACTACGGTGAGCTAGTACGGTACTAACTCCATTCGATGTGTTGTGGAAGAGATGGAGACCCTCGATGTTCGATGTCTTATTAGTGAATGTAATAGATGCCTTATCGGCAGGGGACGAAGCTAGAGAGGCTGTAAGAGTCAGAGTAGCTTCTTTATTGATTGAGCTGTAAGACACCCCACCTGTGTCGATTACGTAAGTCCCTGAGACGCCGTCAATAGTGAATGTATCAGCATCCAAGGGAGCCTCAAACAGGTTACCTACAACCAAAGCAGTCCCGGTCTGCCCACTCCCCTGTACAACAGTCTCACCAAACACAGGGACAGCGTTTGAGTCATACTTAGTGTACCCATTAATACGTCGATAACCACCTTTAACAGATGGTTCGAAGTTTATAAGAGAACGAGCTGAGCCAGGTGCTTTAATACCTTGCTGCAGTCTTGACATATTATTGACAAGGCCACCTTTTAACTCAAGTGGAAATGCTTCCCAACCTGTAGCCATTAGGATATCCGCTCATTTAGAGTTGACCGCCCACCGTGGACACGGGTGTCGTATACGTACTCAAACCGGTTGATATAAATAGCTCTCATGTTTTTAATACCTTCTTTGAACTTCTCCAAAGACATCATTGCTGATTGATTATCATTGCGGAATATCTGAACGTAATACATAGCTCCGTCCACAATGATGTGACGGTAAGCCTCGGGCACTTCCGGTACGTCTGAGTGTAAGATTAGATCGACAGGGAGGGAGTAGGACTCGTAGACTAGTTCGTAGTCTTGGTCAGGAGAGGGGTACACAATGTACTGATTCCCAGGGGCTCTGATGATGTACTGTGGTAACTTGCGTATACCTGTGTCAGATGTGTTATACTCATCATCTACGTACTTCCCAAGGTACTCCTCGTAGTCCATCACTTTCAACATCTTAGTCTCATTACCGAACGTAGAGTTACGTTTAATACGGAATGTGTTAAAATCAATGGTCTTTGTACTAGCAGGGTAGTCATACCTAAGATCGCCTGCTGTGAGTGTATCTTCTTGTTCAACGAAGTTAAAAGGCCATTGAAATGCCTCTTGGTTCAACAATCGGATAGAAGAGTTAATAGCGTCTTTAGCTGTGTTATAGTAACCAGTAGCGGTAGGGAAGTTAGACGAGGTCAACTCAGTCTCATTCACACGGCGGCTAAGATCATTTACTAAGTTAAGGTAATTGTAAGCCATTCTTATCTTTCCTTAACTGGAAGTTGAATTACGCGCTCTGCCACCAACACTGTGTTGTACGTAATAGCACATGTGACTTTATAAGTCTTGTTAGCTGCGCCATTCGACCAACGTGCGGTTGCTACAGTGCCAGTGTTTGTCTGGGCACCTAAGGTGAGCCCGTCGACGGTTTCTGTAGTTGACACCGCTGTCTTAACGCCATCAGCGTCTCTTATGTACCACTGGACGGAATCTATTGTGTATGACCCAAGGAAACGTGACCAGTCTATAGTGTAATCCTGAATCTCATCGGGGTCTTTAAAGGGCCATTTCATTACGCTGCGATCCTTATCTGTCTATTCTCTGGAGGTACTATCACTTGATTACTATAATCCTGTGGACCAACTAGAGCCTTTGTGTTTTGTTCTGGTACGTACACTGTAAAGTCTGTGTCTTGTTCAAAAGGCCCTAACTCCCAGATAGAAGGTGTTGCAGACTCAGACGTAGTCTCAGTCGGAGTTTGTAAGAAGACAACACCTGTGACTTGAGCAGGGTTTGTAACGTCAGAGCTTGACTCTACACTAGACGAAAGAAGGGTGTGTGCCTGTTGTACTGGTACGGAGGTCACACCTGGCGTCGACTCTACTGATATTGCGAAGAGTTCATTACTCTCCTTACAAATCGGTATTGAGACTTCCGGTAAGCTCTCTGACCCGACACTCGTTAGACTATGTAGTTGACGAGGGGTGGGTAATGTCAGGGTTGTAGGGGCCTGTACATCGGTAGCATCCAGTATGTTTAGTTCGTCTATTTCTGGGGCAGTCACCTCAGGGCTAGACTGGGTTACTACACTCAGCAGCATTTGGACCTGAGTTAGACCTGGTGCAGTTACCTCAGTGCTAGCCTCAACACTAGTTGCTGCTAGGTTATGGGTTTGAGATAAAGAGACACTTGCAGTCTCACTGCTAAACTCAATACCTGGTGCTGTGTAAACAGCTTGACCATACACTGACGTATTGTAGGCGTTACTACCACCTGCTTTTAATATATGATCAGCCATACCTTGTGAGCTCTACTTAAGCGTCACGGATAGTGATTGAAACAGCATCCAATGAGAAAGTGTTACCTGTTGTAACAACCTGGGAGGCAGACAAAGCACCAGTTGCGAATAAGATAGAGGAGTTGTCGGTAAGTGCCCAGAAAGCAGCGGTACCGGTACCTGTGACAGAGCCAGCAGTGATAGTCGGTACGATAACGCGACGACCGTCAGTAACACCGTCCGTGGGGGCTCCTGTGTTTACAGTGTCGTTACCAAGTGTGTAAGTCGCAGTAGCTTCAGTGTATGTAGTGGGTTCAGTTGAGCAGATATCTAAACGAATACCATTCGTATCGAGTACAGCTAGACCGTTATCGAAAACGGTATCAGCAATAAAGGCCATGTTGTATTCCTGTGAGTAGAGGGGAAGGGAAGAGACCCCCGAAGGGGCCTCTAACTAGTCTTATGCGAGTGTGTCGCGGTCAACCTCAGCAGCGTTCTTGGTGTTCTCGTTGCAATCTACAACGATAGCCCAGATACGCACGGTAGCAGCAACAAGACCAGCACCAGTAACAGCCAAGACAGCGTCGATAGTGTCGTCAGCAGATACGAAGCTAGGAACTACACCACCAAGGATGGTGCCAGCAGCTTTAGCTTGCATGTCAACAGCTGCTAAGTTAGCAGTTACGCCGTCACCAACAGCAACAGTAGCGGAAGTAGCGGCAGAACCAGCTGCAGTTACGAACTCGATACCGGAAGCGATGACCATAGTGTTAGCCAGAACGGCTGGACCAACAGTGGTGCCAGTAGCAACACCGAGGGTTGTAGTCTTTTCGACCATATAGGCCTTAGACTTAAGGGAAGATGATAGAGCCATTTAAGAATCCTTTCAAGATGTATGACTAACAGAAAGAGGTACCCCAGTCACCCAGGGTACCTACTGTCTTACGCAAGGTTGTACTTGGCAGTTACGAGAGCCTCTGGGCGCAGAATCTTACGACCATAGAGGTGCATACCACGGACGATGTCAGCAAAGCTGTCAGGGTCACGATATGTCTCTGTCTTGTTGATCTGCTCAGCAGTTGCTACAGCGGAGTCATGACCACCAACGATAACACCGTAGTCAGTGTTCTGGTTAGCAGTACCAGTTGTAGCAGCACCACCACCGACGCTTGGCAGGTTGTTGGATACGTACACGCGGAAACCGTTCCACTTGTTCATAACCAGACCGTTGCGAAGAGCACCAGAGTCACCGAAGTCAGCATTCAAGAAGCGGCTATCTTCGTCCATCAGTACTTCAAGCATAACTGGGTCAATAACGATCCAGCGGCCATCCTTGTCAACGTTCTGCTGGTCGAGCAAACGACCCATACGGTTGATCAACATAACAGGAGAAGCGTATGCTGTTGGCAGAGCTGTTGCACCTGGGAGGCGAGCAGCAACTGGGATCGAGTGATCCGCAGCAGAAGCAGTTGAGATGTTACCGAAAGAAGACTTGATGAGCTTCATGGAAGTCAGCAATTCGTCTGCACCAGCAGTAGAAACAGCAACAGTACCGTTTACCTGGTCGTTAACAGTGTCACCAGCTGCGTGCAGAGCAGACTGCTTGTAACCGGAAAGGTAACCAAGGACTTCCTGGTCAAGCTGGTCAGCCAAGCGGTATGCCGCACGGTTTGTAGCAAGGTCCATAAAGTTAACGTGGCTGTGTGCCTCTTCGATGTCGTCGATCTTGAAAGCAAAGTAGTTAGCTTTGTCTACAACGAGGGAGAAGTCTTCGTCGTCAAGGTCCTGTGCTGCGATCTGTGTACCACGTGCGTAGGAGCTTACAGAGATCTCAGGCTCTTTGATGATCTTAACAGTATCACCCTGTGCTGAGATTTCACCGAAGTAGTCGGAGTTAGTGATGTCATTACAGATAGCCTTCTTGCGGAATGCAAGCTGGACTTTCTTGGAATAGATAACACTTGAGAAGTTGCCATTAGGCAGGTTGCCGTGACCGGCAGCTGATGCGAAAGCCATTGAGATATCCTCTTCATTGTTTGGCTTGATAAATAGAGGTACGTGTTTAGTTAGAGTACCTCAGTTAAGAGAACCTAAACAATCTGGATAAGGGGCTGAGTGTTTCGAGGGTGCTGTATAGGGCAGCTTGCCAGCTTAGCTACACAGGGCCTGTACTTATCAGGTAATTCTTAAAGATTATTAGTGTTCAGGGAGCCCTTTAAGGGCCACTGTAAGGGTTGCCTAGGTATCCAGAGGTGGGGCTAAGCAAACTCCTACAGTTATACCATACTCATTTCTTGATGTCAAGATGTTATTTGAGTAAGGGGTCTTAGCGTGCTTTACCGGAGATGTCATAGACAAACTTACCGGACTGCATCGCTTCTTGAATCTCGTCGTAACGATCCTCAAACTCTTTATCAGTCATCTTAGAGACCACTGATTCTTTCAACATACCACCAGCACCTGTATCATCTACAGCTGGGCGGCTACGCTTAGATACAGTCTTAGCTGCATCTTTAGCTTTACTCTTCTTAGCGGAGGGTGTCAGGCCATTGTCGACCTTGTAGAGGTCAAGGACACGGACAACACTTGCAGCATCGTCTGAGTTCTCATAAAGGGCATCACGTACCCACTTAGGCTGTTCCTCAACCCAGTCATGGAAGGTGTCGGAGTCACGTAACTCATCGAAGTCACTATGGGCTTTACGGATGGTTGTCTCAGCCTTAGTGCGCTCAGCTTCGTAGTTAGCCTCGTCGAACTGACGTAAGCGGTTCTCAGCTACTGCAAACTTCTCATCGGCCTTCTTAGACGCAATGGTCTCCACGATAGCAGCTACATCAGGGTACTCTCTAGCCCACGCCTCGATGTCCTCATCAGACTTAGGGGCACGGAGTTTGGGAGATGTAGACTCAGCCTCTTCCAGCTTACTCTTCCACTCCTTCTCCTTCTCGGCCATGTGACGGCGTAGATCACCGTACCGTTTCTTGAAGGACTTCTCTTCACGGCTAAGGTTCTCATCAGACTCCTCAGGAGCGTCCTCTACAGCCTCAGTATCCCCTTCCTGGGCCTCAGGTACCTCTTGTACCTCTTCGGCCTCCTCAGGGTCCTCTCCGTGGCTCTGAGAGGCCATTAGCTCCTCTAGTTCCTTCTCGTCTTTCTCGATACGTGCTTGCTTAGCCATATAGTTGCTACCGCGAGACATCATAGCCTCTTTAGCTGCTACTTCTTTAACCATTTCTTGAGCCATGTCCATATTCCTTTATGTTGGGGTCAGCTTTATGCTGAGTGGCCTTATTGTTTTGTAGGAGGGTGGTAAGGGCCTATCGGCGGCCCAAACCCTTTTTGTTAGTAGTCTTTGTAGTCATCTTCTTTGAAGTAGGTGTCTTACGGCGAGGTTGGACTAGACCACCCTTAGCCATACCGAACTCACCTCCGATACCACGGGAAGCACCGGCTGCAGCAGCTGACCGATCCTCTGCGGAAGGAGCTGCGGTGCTAGGTGCGTTAGAGCGACCTATGTCAGCAATGCTACGTCCAGAGCTTGCAGCCTCTTCTGCTATATCCGCACCTCGGGAGATGCCACGCATGGCCTCAGTGCTAGGTGCGTCAGACTGACGGGAACGTAGGGACTTCGCAGCCTTAGCTGCGTTAGGCGAAGACTTCTGGTTAAAGGTCTTAGAGGCCCCAGGGGCTTTGTAGGACTGCCAATCATAACCTGTGCCAGATGTACGTGGACCGCCAGAGGACCCACCTGATCCACCTCTTGCTAGGCTAGTACCCGTTTTACCAAAGCTACCTGCCATCAGTCCCACTGCTCGTTCAGACTTGCCCTTAGTGCCGTCGAAGAAGCCACCCACACGGACACCCTTATCTTTAGCGTACCCAGTTGCTGCGTTACGGATAGACTGAGCCTCAGCCTTGTAACCTTGAGCCTCTAGAACAGCTGCGTTAGCCATTGCGCTGGAGTAGTTGTTGGTAGCCATTAGCTTACCAAGCATACCACCTGCCAAGGTCTTACCGAGGGTGTTACTGAAGAAATCCCCGATCTTACCCATGAAACCACCAGCACCTTCTTTCTCCTCTTCAGCTTCACGGAGGCCAAGAGTAGTCATGGTCTGATTCATGAGTGTCTCAGGGTTAGTGTAGTCGTACTGCTCCATCCAAGCGTTAGGATCATTCTGCTGTTCGGCTAACTCCTCTTGACTAGGCCCCTCATCCTGTTTAGGCTCTTCAACCTTAGCTTCAACGGGAACACACGTGTTGGTAGTGGGATCGAGCTCATAACCTTCTGGGCAGGTAGGAGGTACAGGTGCCGCAGAAGCTCCAGTTGTAATAGAGAAACCAGGTCCATGTGCGTATGGATCGAAAGTGCTTGTGTAATCCTCTGAGTCGTACTTGGCGAACTCAGGTGTCTCTACAGAACCACCTTCAGCGAACTTCCTAGGAGCAGCCTGACCCTCTACGGCAGGAGCTACAGCAGCTTGTCCTTGCTCAGGGGCTTGTACAAAGATACCCTTTGACTTAAGAAGGTTGGTAATAGAAGGGTCTTTCATAGCTGCAGCTTTAACACGATCAATGATACCGTTAATATCAGCACCTGGGACCAGACCACCGGTAGCGTAACCGTCTAGAGTCTCCAGATCACCACCAAGAGTCATTACGACCTCTTCAGGTTCCTCTGCAGGGGCACCTCCGATACGTCCGTTCTCTTCCATGTCCTCAAGGCCATCTTTAGCTTTGTTGACAAGCTTCTCCAGCTGAGCAACACCTAGGTACTTAACTACGTCAGCAGGCACTACGTACTCACCTGAGGATAGCTTAGCATCTACGTCATCACGTACGTCTTCAGCATTGGAGCCAACAGGGATATCGTTACCTGACACAGGATCAACATCCATACCGTCCGTGGCTAAGCCACCTTCTTCATACATCTTTTTCATTTAAAAGGTCTCCGTCTTTTCACCATTGATTTTATCACGGAGCTGCTTGAGGCTACGTAACGCTTTGATCTCACCTTGTAGGCGGTGTAAGTGCAAAGGCTCATCCCTTTGTTCTAGTTGCTTGTAGGCGTATGTTATACGTTCATCCAGCTCATCGCAGAAGGAGTCCCACAGTGGTTTATCATTTACTAGTCGTTTAATCTGCATTATAGTACCTGTCTGTTGACTGTAACCCCTAGCTTATAGCACACAAGCCAGGGGTTGTCAATCGTTATTAAGGTGTATCAGTAACCAAGTCACCAGCAACAAAGTTATAACCAGTCAAAGGCGCAGAGCCTTCAATATCAGCTATAGTCGTTACAGAGGTTTCTATCTCATAATAATGAGACGGAGCTACAGTTAAGTCAGATAAGTTCTGAGTTGCACCGCTGTTATAGATAGTCGCTATGTTGGCAGTTTGGTCTGTGTCCCAAATAGCTACTTGGTTGATTACACCACCGAAGTAGTTGTTGTGGACGTTAGACGCACGACCGATACGGTAGATGTTGTCGCTAGGGTTAGCACCGCTAAGAGCGCCGTCATAACCACTACCAGAAGCAACACCGACGGGTGACTGAAGTACACCATCCACATAGATGTCAAATCTGCTGTAGTAGTCAGAAGCATCTGCCGGAACACTTCCTGTAGTGCCACCGTCGAAGGTGACCATTACGTGTTGCCAAGTGTTAGCTGTGAACGCATTACCACAAACAAGGATGATGTTGTTATACACAGTACCGTAGTTCAGCACTAAGCTTGTACCGCCACTTTGCTTCAGCGTGATAGCTCCACCATTGTAGTCATCTCCTGCACCGTAAACCAATAAAGTCTGGTTGCCTGTGTTTGATGTATCTGGTTTAACCCACATTGAGATTGTCCAAGCACTACCGTCACCATTTGTTGCCCGTTCTAGAGCAGTCATGTTGACAGGGTTACCTTGGAGCCAGTTGGTTGAACCATCCAAGTTCAGAGACTTGGTGTTGGTGTAGGCCGGTAGTGTTACATTGATAGTCACAGTGAAGTTAGTAATACCACCAATAGCATTAGCAGCTTTACAGTTAATGACATAGGAGTCACTTGAGCCGTTATGTGCTGGTGCTGTACCAATGAACTGTCCTGTTACTTGGCCTAGTACTGCCCAAGAAGGAGCATCACTTTCGCCATACATGTTAACAATGTCAGAGTTAGCGTCAAGAGCAATCTGCAAGCTAAACGCAGTGTTTTGTTCAACAGTAAACGTCTGATTAGAAACATCTGGAGCAAACGTCAGGTTAGGCTGTGAGCCACCTGTAATAGACTGCTTAGAGATTACCGGAATAGAGTAGTAAGCACGGTTGCCTCTAACACCGAAGAAGAGGTGTAGAGGAGTAGTACCGTCACCATCTGCTTTCCGTGTAGCAATCTTAACATTAGAGTCTTCATCATAGAGTGTGATTGAGTTGTCTGTTGTGTAGCGTAAGCTAAACATACCCTGAATAGTTCCAGCAGAACCATCTCTGTATTGGTTTAGGCTTGCTGCAAAGAAGTAATTAGGTGCGTTTGTATTTGCATTCCAATCTGAGACTCCAGCAGCCGTATCAAATACGATAGCTTCATTGGTCTGATAGTAGAATGTACCATCTAACTGTTCTTCAGCGGTAAGGACACCTGTAGCAGCGGCTGTATAGTCAGTACCAAAGAAATCACCTGTACCTGCTTCATCAAGCATAAACATAATCTTTTCTCCGGGGAGAATAGAGATGTTAGACTTAAGCACTGTGTGGTCTAGGATGCCGTTGATAATACCTGCTTCAGTTCCAGCAAAGTCGTGTACAATTTCCCAAAGGAAAGAAGTAGAGTCGATAATGCCGTTAGGGAATACTGAGTTGTTGAATCCACCGAACTGTAGGTTGAACTCAGTAACAGGCAAAGCAATGGTTGTCTTAGCTACGATAACTTCAACACCACCAGACAAATCCATCAGAGTCATATGACCATCATTGCCGAAGCGGATAGACATAGGAGCGTTGTTAGTAGCACTATAGCCACTTGCGTGATAGGTTGTTACATCTGTGTTAGTAGAGCTTGTGAACTTACCAGAGCCGTTAGCATAGCTAAACACTGTGTTCCAGTTGCCAGCAGTCGCTTGGTCTGTGTAAGAAGTTGCTACTTCAGCACCATCCCAGATACCCAAACGAAGTTGATTACCTGTGTCCATGTTGAACTTGAACTCTTGTCCACGCTGTAGCTTCTGACCAAAGTAGTACGGACCTTGCAAGCGTACCTGAACACCACCAACTATTGTAGTATCTATAGCGCTTGTAGCGACAGGTTCGTTGGCGTTAGTACCATAAGAGATAAACCAAGAGTCATTAGTGGCAGTAAGAGTAGAGCCGTTAATCATGTTAGAAGCATCAATAGTAACAGTTGAAGCATCATTCAGAGTGAGGATTAGGTCTGTACCGTTTAAAGCACCACTAGTTACAAACTTGTTAGTATCCACACCTATTGTAGTTACGTCAACAGTGTAGGAAGTAGCGTCTGCTAGTGCTAGGGTCAGGTCATTGCCACTTAGCGTAAAGCCAGTTACAGGATTACCCTGTGAAGCAAAGCTCAGAGTGTTAGTAAACAAGTTGTTAAGTTCTGTTACAGCTGTATTCAATACAGAGTTTACAAAAGAACCGTTGATGCTTACAGCGGAGACTGGCAAGGATTCAACAAGAATCTTAGCGCCATCTTTAACCATAATCTTAATCTCAGTACCATTAGCAATAGCTTGTATTGTGTTAATGTTATGAGGAATAAGCATCTGTGAACCCGCCGCTAGGGACAAGTCCTTAAGCAAGATAGAAGTGCCTGTAGAGTCAACACTAAAGTCCATAGCCTTATACTTAAGGTAAGGGGAGATGAGTTCTAGGTCTTTGTCTTCGAACAAACGGTTGTGTACTGTTGCCTGATAGCGATAGAGACCAGTGTTAGGGTCTACAGTGTCACCTTGACGAACTTGGAATACACCCAAGTCAGCGTCAGTATCATTGTCTACTTTAATAATAGTAGCTTGAAGGGTAGTACCAGCACGAACATCAACGGGGTGGTCAAAGAACCACTCAATAACGTCACCAGGATAGATAACTGAACCAGCAGAAGAACGGGCAGAAGCACGGGGAAGTTCCTGCATGTAAACCTGACGACCGTTAATTACGATGCGGTACTCAAGACGTACATCGGCGTCAACCTGTTCAGCAGCAGTGGTAGTAATACCAAGGCCAGAGATGTTGATGCCAAAGTAGTTAGGTCCATCATATCCTACAGAAGCAAGGGGGTCAGGAGCGCCACCGAGAGGCAAAGAGAACATGTCAGTATAGACACGACCACTTGGAGGGATAAACCCTGTGCTGTCTCTGTTAGCTGTGATAGACTGGTCTTTAAGACCGCCCCACATAGGGAAGAAGTTAACGTCACTTGATAGGTTAGTGAAGTAAATGTTCTCTGAACCAGAAGACATCTTGTGCTGTTCACCAAGGTACAAGGAGTTAAGTGTTGTTTCAATAGCCTTAGTAGATACTAGGCGACGAGTAGGCTCATCGTAAGTCCAGTGTGAAAGGAAGTCTGTTTGGTCAGCAGTAAGTATATTCGAAGGTATCTCTAGGTAACGGCGAACACCATCACCTAATACCATACGGCCCGTGTCTTCCTCTACGTAGATAACACCCGCGTCTGTCATCTGGTTTAGTTCTTCTAGGTGAGCCTTGGTGCTACCTACAACTTCTCTCGATGTTAGTCTTGACATATTGCTTACTCTCTTAGTTGTAATTATACTTGTTGTTGACCATTGTTACCTGAGAAACCCTGCTCCCCTGGGACAGGAGCTGCACCAGTACCCATAGCACCGGCACCGGCACCGCCCGTAGGGGCTGCAGGAGCGCCACCAGAGGCCATCGGAGGCTGTTCTGGAGGGTTCTGCTCTTGGAACTTCTTAAGGATCTCAGCCTGTACAGCTGCGTCACTAAGAGAGTTAGCAACCTTATCTGGGTCGAGGTCCATAGACTCAGCGATCTCACGGATGACGTAGTCCATCTTAGCGAAAGGAGCCAATGCTGGGTTCTGTACGACTTGTAGGAACTGCATGAGACGCTGGGAGCGAACCTCGTTAGCCATCAAGGATGAAGTACCCTGTGCTTTAACCTCAAGGTCACCTTTGATCTCAGGATCATGGTCAAACTGCATGTTAAAGGAGAAGTAGGCTTTGCCGAGGGGGCCTAAGAGGTAGTCGTCTACGTTCTTGATGACTGTACGGATAGAACCGTTAGCAGCCGACATAAGCATAGAGATACCGGAGGCTGTTCGACCAACACCGGAGACACCTGTCTGACCATGCGCAAAGCTAGGAAGACCTGTGGATTCGTCAGCTAGTACACGAGCCTTATCGAACATCTGCATGTTCTCGTTAGACACGTTAGGGAATGACGTACCAAAGATAGCTTGACCAGGGGCACCGCCGTTACGACGGAAGACTTTACCAGGATAGATATCCAAGTTCTGACCTGGTGTCAGGTTATTCTCGTCTACCTCAATAAGGAGGTTCCCTGACAGGGCGGCATTGTCGACTGCCATACGCATAAAGCCGTTCATCAGGGTCTGTGTGTCGTCCATATTCTCAGCAAGACCTACACCAAAGAAGGAGTAAGGGTTAACTTCGTATGGAACTGCGTAGTAAGGAATGATCTGTGGGTTAAATGGGTTCATGACGAGACGGAGAACCTCACCATTACAAACCCAGACGTTAACATTCAACTGATCAGCCTTACGAAGCTCACGAGGGATGTCTACTCCGTGGTCTTCAAGTATCTCACGATCAACGTAACCCCAGAACTCAAGAACCTCGAAGCGCTCTGACTTAGTCTCGGCGCTATCGTCTTCCATCGCCTGCTCCCACCACTCCTTAGTGTAGGATTCACCATACGCAAGGGCTAGGTCAATAGCATTGCTACGGAAGAAGGGACGACGCTTAAGAGCTCGCATCTGTGACCGAGACATCTTGTGGCGTTCGATAGCATACTCAGCTTCGTCCATGCTATTAGCGTCTGGGTCAGGGTAGAAGTTCCAGATAGACACAGAATCGCACTGAGGCATGGTTTTAGTACGTGGTTTATAGTTACCCTCGTCATCCCAGTGTGGATACTCTTTATCTACAGCAAATGGACCCTTCATAACACCGGTACCGAACAGAGCACACTCAAATGCAGCTGTACGGAGCTTCTTAGAGGCACCAGACTCTTCTAACTGGTCATGGATCTTCTTTTCCATCTTCTTAGCAGCGATAGCAGCTGGGTGGAGAGTGACCTCAGTAGCTGTACGCCCCTCGCCCTCCTTCAACTGGCCCATAACAGGCTCAAGCTTGGACTTTAGAGCTCCTAGACGCTCTTGGAGGTCTGTAAAGGTCTCCCCTGGGCGTAGTTTAGTGTCTTCCGGTGACAACTCAGGCTCTTTAGCCTTCTGCATCTCTGGATTTGACTCAAAATGCACTGCTTCTGCAATGCCTTCCGGCAATGTAGTCGGATCGATGGTGATTGGGAACTTGTTATTGCCGAAAAGCACCTCTACAAGCTGCCCATAGGCTGCAAGAACCTTAGTTTTAGTGACTTTAACGAAGATGCGAGACTTCTCAGTGCTAGTAAACGCTACATCAGGGCCGTATATACCTCGATAGTTGCGGTAAGCACGTACCCAACGCTCTTCGTCCTGGTAACGGGCTGTTTCAGCCTTGTTAAACCGCTCTCGTACAAAGGATACAACCTGACCCACAGGTTCATCAGCGGTCTCACCCTCTTCTATATCACCAACGTGAGAGGACTCAGCCTGCTCCATGTTGTTTTCCATCTCAAAGTCATCGTCTTCGAACATGCTCATGTGTATTCCTTAGTAACCAAAAAGAGGATCAGAGGCTTGGAAGCCAGATCGTTGTGCGTTGGGGTCATAATCCCATAGTGAACTGCGGGGTCTTGTCATCAATCCGTATCGTAGAGCATCGTAGCCGTGGTCGATAGGGCTCTTAGTGTCTACGTCTTCTAGATTGTTCTTATCAAGAGGCAGAGCTGGTATCTCGGTGATAATATTACGGCAGGTGTTAAAGAAAACCAACCTAGGCTCCTCTGTGAACTCATCTACCTGTAGGCGTCGGTGTACCTCGTTCTTACCTGCGATACGTGAACCCTTGGAACGGTCAGATGGACGCCAACGGCATCCCTTCAAGATCATCTGCTCAGCCAAGGAAGGCCCTGTGTCCCCTCTGTTATGCCACAGAGAGCTATCGAGCACCCCGTATCTAATCCTCTCACCAGCTTCAATATCATTGATCATATCAGCTAAGTCAGAGGCAGTAGTCTTGTTGACGTATAACTCGCGGTATATAACGATCTGCTCTGATGGTGTTACAGCAAACCAGAGTACTGCGGTCATCGATCCGTATCCGTAGTCACACGCTCTGAACTTAGACCAGCTGTGTGGGATATCGTAAGGCTCGACTACATGTGTCTTAGGGTTGAACTCTGAGAAGGCTGCACCCTCTGAGATACTCCAGTCACCCTCTAGTAGTTGTCTACGCTGATGCTCAGGCATCGAGAGTAGGTTGGCTTCGTACATACCATCTTCAGCGAGGTATGGGTTGTTAAATAGGTTAGCAGGGATAAACCGTCTCTTAAAGAGTGGCTCACCTTCACGAGAATGTCCTTTAGGCCAAGCAATGACCTCACCGTGCTCATCAGTGGCGTGGAAGGAAGTGTTAGCAGGGGCTGGATCAATGAAGGTCTTCTTAACCCAGAAATGACCAGGGCCACCGGGGTTGGTAGTAGCTCTCATATAGAGAGGTAGTTTAGATGCACTAGTAGCCCGTAGACGAGAACGCATGTAGTTCCAAGCAAAAGGACTAGGCCACTGTGTAAGTTCGTCTAAACCAATCCAGTTAAAAGCCTGACCCTGGTAACGCATAACGTCATCGTCACGATCAAGGTAGGACATCCAGAGAGTAGCACCGCTAGGGGCGACCCATGTCTTATCTCTTTCCATGAACTTGATACCTGGGATAGCTCTAGGGTAAAGCTGTTTAGATACCGAGATCAGTTCACGAAGTTCCTCAGTGCTACGACGGACCAAGAGTCCACGGGACTGGGGGTTGTTAAAGTAACGCACTGGGTCAGCTACCATCGCGTAGGACTTACCACCACCCGCAGCACCACCATAAAGAACCTCTTGCTCGCTTGCTGCAAGGAAGTCGGTTTGAGGACCAGGGTTAGGTGCGAAGATGATCTCTTGCGCCTTCTCTACATCGATAGGCTCAGGCTTAGCACGAGCTGGTGTAGTAACTAGCTCAGGTGTCGGAGTCGAGCTTTCTTGTACCACTTCCACCGATTCGGTCTTCTTCGAGCTTACGGGCTTTTTCCGAGGCTTCTTTGTAGCGCCGTTCATAGTCTCGATAGGTGCTGGACGTTTTACGCCTCTTTTGTTCGATGCTGACACGTTTGTTTAGTCCTACATGTGAGATGTATCTACCTGACTGCTCTGTAAGCCAACGAGCTACGAGTCTTAAGCTGTACTCTACTAAGTACCTCTTAGCTTGTTCTAGCATTTCTAGTTGCTCAGGGATAGGTTGAAGGATGTCCTTGTCATTCTCGTCTTGCTCGTAACCAAAGGGTATATGCCTTCCGACACGTACCACTGGGTACCACTCCCCGTCTAGACCTCTCTTTGGAATCTTCCAAGCCTGGTCCACAGGTATAGCATTAAATGATGGAGCATCTTTCCTAGGCATCTTATATCACACACACGCTTAGTTGTCAAGCTATTATCTAGCCTTTTCGTTTCTGAGTACCTGGGTTAGAAGCACCACAAGGTACGTAGCCACCTTTGTTCATACGGTAAGGAGCTGTTTTCTTAGCGATCTTTGCTGGTTGCTTTACGTGTTGTTTACCAGCTGCTTTGCCTTTACGTTTAGCTGCTGTTGTTGCTGCATACTCTTTATCTGTCAATGCTTCTCTCGCTGATTTGGGCAAGTATCTCTCGCCAGTTGCTTTCTTACCTTGGGTAGAGTTCTTACCAGACTTGGTACCCCACTCCTCCTTCGTCCACTTCTTAAGAGACTTCTGGGAAGCTTTCATTTGTAACCACCTCCCTTAGCCTTATACTGTTTAGCTAGCATCTGGGCTTTACGTGCAGACCACTGACCGGCTTTACCACCTTTCGTCCCCGCCTTAATAGAGTTGAAGAGGTTCTTACGCATGGTAGGCTTTGTGTAGTTTCCTGCTGCGTTTACTGTACTTTTCTTCTTGGCTGCTGGCATCTAGATCACCACTTAGCCTTATCAGCCCAGTAGGCGGCAGACATCTTACCTTTGGAGATGTTCTTCCCGTGACGAGCCTTGAAGCTAGCACGTTTCTTCTTCATCTTGTCAGACTCACCTGCTTTAGGCTTACCTGCTGTCTTAGCACCCTGCTCTCCGAAACGGATAGTCTTGATCTTATCACCTTCTTTGGCAACAACGACGTGGGACTTCTTAGGGTGATTAGGTGTACGTTTAGGCTTGTTGAAGCCTGATACACCGGCTCTCTCTAGGCGTGGGTCTTTCTTAGCGGCCATTTAATCTTCTTTCTTAGATGGTAGAATAAAGACAGGCTCCACTGTGGAGACCTCGACCTTCTCAGTCTTAACGAAACCAGCACGGTCCATGATGTCCTTCGCCGCTGCCATACGCTCCTTAGCACCTAGCATGTCCTGATCACCTAAGACCTTGAACATAGCGTACGCTGCCTTAGTGGAGCTCTGTGCAATGAACTTACGGGTAAGCTCAGCAATCTCGTCTGTGAGAGAGGCAGTGACAGAAGAAGTAGGGACGTTATCGGAGTAACCCGCCAGCTTCTTAGCCTTCAAGGGATCGCCCTCTGCTTCTTCAAAGAGTACAGCTAGGAACAACTCTTGCTTTTCAGTTAATGCTCTTTTAGTCATGCTTAGGCCCTCGTTGGGTTGTAGATCTGTTTACCTGAGATAGACACGTCGAAAGTACCCCCAGTCTTATACGCTACGATCTTATCACCAGCGTGTAGAAAGAGACGGTTACTGGTGACTGCGTGGTGGGTGTCGTTACCTGCTACACTGTGATCACGTAAGAGGTAGTGGTAGACGCCGTCGTCTGCATGGTAGACCTGGACGTTGATTTTGTTTGTAGCTGCACCATTGGTGCACACCAGCATTGTGAGCTCAGCGTCGTGGTTAGCTGGGGCAGTGTATACGACATCAGCCGCCGCACCCGTAGTTGTGGAGGTTATAGACGAGCTCTCAAAGAATGTTGTGTAGTCACGACTACTAGGCATTAGTCTTCCCAAGCCTCGTTGACGTCAGGTGTAGAAGGGTCGTCAGCCTTGAAGTGACCATCTTCGTCCCGAGCGCGCTTCTTCTTAGGAGCTACTTTCTTAACAGGCTTCTTAGCTGGCTTCTCTTCTTCAGCTCGCATAGCTGCACAGATGACCAAAGCCATCTCTTTGTCGCTGTAGTGGAACTCACCGTATGGGTCCATCTGACCTACGACATCACCACGAAAGTTAGCTACCATGTCTCTAGAGACGATATAGCCTGCTTCGTTCAGCTCTTTTTCATACTTCTTAAAGTCCATATTACTTTCTCCTTTGTGCACCTGGGTTAGAAGCCCCTATCTTGCCATACTTCTTAGCGCCCACCTTACGGGAGAAGCTACGATTAACTGACTTAGGTTTAGCTTTCAGGTTTTTAGCTGAGTTGTCCTTAGGGTTACGGTTCTTATGATCAACATCTTTACCATCTCCCTTCTTGACTACACCCTTCTTCTCTAATGCACGACGAGCCGCCTTGCGTGAAGCATTGGCAGCTTTGTCAGACTTAGGAGACTTCAACTGGAGCTCACGCTCTTGCTTATAGTCCCTTCGATAATTCTTACTTGATGGCAATCTCTTACTCCTCGAAAAGGCAGATAGATGTCAGCAGTGTACCATTATAGAGTTTAAACTTAGTAGTAACAGACGCAGGGTCTAAGTTCCAGCATCCAAAGCACTTACCACATGGTTTCTTCATATCAGTCCAACAACCCATCTTCTTACTTTCCTTTACTAGGGTTTGATGACCACTTATCGATCATCTTCTCACCACTGCGACCAACGACATAGCCGCCTACACCGAGAGTAAGTAGATTCCAGAGCTGGTCAGGTAGCTCCAGTACGTTGTCCATGATCTCCGGGTAACCAATAGCGATAACAGGAAAGATCAGAAAGTTAATTGCTATGATAGCGATGACGATCATCATCAAGAGTGGACGCCATGTAGCTGTCAACCAGCTCTGTGAGCTAGCCTCTGCTAGGATGATCTCACCCCGAACCTTCTCGATGGAGTCTGCGTGCTCTAGAAGAGCTAGCTTAGTCTCACGCTCGATCTCGTTTCTCTTATCGGAGTCGGGTATAACCCTCTTCAGTACATCCCCTATGATAGGGGTTAGTAGGGGGAGTAGAGCTTGGATCATTGTACTAGACCACCTTTAATTATAAAACCTACGATACCTGCTATAAAGCTGCCACCAACAATAAACAATAAACGAGTTAGGTTAGCATTCATAGAGTCTTGGCCTCTGCGGAGATAGGACAAGTTAGTCTTCAACTCCACCAACTCTTTCTCGAGCCTATGGTGCTCTTGTACGTACATCGCTTGACGATCCGATATCTTCATTACATCAGACCTTAGCAGGTCAATGTCTTCTTTAACTGATTCGAAGTCTACCATTTATCTCTCCATCATGGTTTCCTTCCTTAGGGTTTAACGTGGGTAGGACTTCCACGATAGCTGGTAGTGTGGACCATCAGGAAATGACTTCCAGTCACCACCCCAATCCACATCTACTTTCAACTCTAAAGCAGCCTGTTTCATAGCTTCCGCTAGTTTATGGTACAGTGGCCAATCCCAGCGTACCGTTCCGTCAACCCAAGCACCAATATCAACAGCATGACCTGTGAGGTGTCGGGAGTTCAGTGTTGTAGAGGCACCCTTAGCCACTAGCTTCTTCTGTCGCTCCAAGGTACGCATACCCTCTAGGACAGTGAAGTCTACCTCAGTCAACTGAATAGCACGTTCTACGACCTTAACTAGATCAGGGTGTACCCCTTCTAGGCGTGACCTACTACGGGTGCCTAGTACGTACTTACTCATAGTCGTCTTCCCAATCTCTGATTCTGTAAGGGTCCTTGACGTCAGCAGCTGATAGGAGCCCTTCCCTGAACATCGCTATCTCCATCCTATCAAGAGATACCCAATGACCGGTGTCGTTGTAGTACTTCTCTCTAATGTAGAATACATCACTTCGAGGGATATGGAGATTGTAGAGAGCTCTGACATCGTCATCAGCTAAAGCTTCAAAGAAGGTAGCTAGGACGTCGTCGGAAGGGAAGTACTCCCTGTTATCATCTGTAGGGTGTTTCATATTGTTCTTCTTCACCTCCCCAGTTATATCACAAGGGTTTAGGTAAGTCAAGACCTTTCTTAAGATTAAGGGAGTGTCCTCAAAGAGGGGTGCGACACAAGTGGCCTTGCGACGACAAATCTCTAAGAGATGTGCGACAACATAAGCAAGATTACGACATAAGAGGACTTACGAAACACAAGTGACCTTGCGACAGATTAGGCTTAATCTCCATCACCTTCTAAGCATCTCTTGTCTAGATACTCTAAGTACATACT